TTAGAACGTATGCTTCGTTATATTCTTTTCCAACTTTGTTTATAACTGATGGATATAGTAGTGGACTAATCTCATTGTTTCTATACTTACCCACCATCACATAAGGCATTTTTGTAATGTCTAGAATAACGAAGGCTGAATAGTCTGCACCAACACCTTTTGCTGTGTCTGCGACAATAACATAAGAATGATCTTTTTGAACCTTTTCGTATATATCTAAACCATCTTTTGAGTGAATAATTTGATTAGCTGACATTTGACCAATTGTACCAGAAGATATTAGTGTCATGCTTGAACCAAGAAAGTTGCATAGAACCTCTTGATTAAATTTGATTTCACCTAATAGTTTTCTTTGTGTCTCTGCCCATACATCATCACGACCGGGAATCTCCCAATACGGAATGAATAGATTCACAAATCCGTTTCTATTATTTTCAGCATCATTCCAGAATTTCCAGAAATGATTATATCCTAAAGGAGTAGACGATAATAGAATCTTTGTAGTTTCACCAGCAGAGATTGTAGGATAGACTGAAGTGAAAAATTGTTCTGCAATGTTGTTTGGTATGATTGCTGCTTCGTCAACGTATAGCATATTTACAGATTTACCACGAATACCAGATGCACTTGTTGCTGCAGTAAACACAATAGATCCATTCTCTAATGCAATATCACCCTTATTCCAAGTAGTGACGCCCTGTTGCAACCACTTAGGAAGATGTTCATACATAATTTGATAACGATATAAAACTTCTCTTGCTGCGCTTGCTTTGTTTGCAAGAATCGCTACAGTCTTACTCGATTGAAATAATGTATACCAAAGAATGTATGCTGCAGAAGTTGTTGTCTTGCCCTGTTGTCGACCTTCCATGAGAATGACTTTTCGATTGTCATGAATTACTTTTACTTTTTTCTTTTGGCAATCGTATAGTTTAAACGATTGAAGACCATGATCAAGTGTGACAATCTTACAATATGTTTCTATAAAATATATTGGATCATTGATACATTTTAAATACTCTTCAACTTCTTCTCTACTAAAATTGATCTTTACATTAGATGCTTTTAGTAGAGAATTTCCTAGATACGACTTTGGTGCATCATTCATTTAGAGTTAATTAATTTTTGTAATTCTGCTGTGCTACCAACAAATAACGAATTGTTTGTCACATTCTGTGGTTGTTGCTGTTGCACATCTTTGCCTTTAGCTTCTCTTACCTTCTTGCTCAATTCAATTAAATCTTTGTTTGTGTCAGAAAGTGTTTTAATCAATTGACCGATGACTTCGTATGCTCTTGGAGACTCGCCCTCTTTAGCAAGAAAGATAATGTTCTCCATTGCAATTTTACCATTTTCAATTAGACCACGAAGATTATCTCTTGCGTATTCATAATCAGAATCGACGGTATGATTTTCTTCATCTTTGACTGGTACTACATCAATGATTGCATCTTGTGCAACTGCTGTTGATGGAATTTCAAAAATGTTATTCAATTTTTCATCTATAGTTTTTTTCATATGCCAGTAATAGTTTCAGTAATAGTAAAATTTTCATCACCCTCAAATGTTTGAGTGGTGACAATTGCATTCTCAATCAAAAATCCAGTATTAACTTCAGCATTAGCAATGTACTTGAATTTGTTGAGTGGTCCGAATAGATAACCCTTAACGGTAAAATTCAAATCCCATGTTTGTACTCTACGAGATTCAAAGTCTCCCTCATAAGAATCTTCTGAATTAACACTTGTCAATTCGATAGGAATGTCCATTGTTATACCAAGTTCCGGTAGAACTTTCATTGTAACAGTAAAATCTGGTGTAAAGAATGGAATGATTTGCTCTACGATTTGATGACCATCTTCAGTATTCTTTACGAAAATGTTTAGAGTAAAATTCATATCATAAGGAACTGGAGTGTATGTATAATCAAAGTCAGTACCACCAGTATTGATACCTTTTACAATTCTATGTGCGCTATTTAATTTTCTTTGCCCAGCATAATTTAAATTTGTGAATTCATATCCAAGTCTTGGAAGTGTGATTGAAATTTCTCTATTCAAAGTTGGATCAGTTAAAACTCTTGTGATAAACTTTTGTTTTGGACCATACTCAATTGGAACATTAATATTTTGTATCTTTGCTTCATTAGCATCATCCCGTTCAACTTGAATTTCGTTGAATAGATTACCGAACATTAAAATGTATCGTCTTAATGTGCCGTGATAAAAATCGTGTCCGAACATCATGATTAGAAAGTCCTTGAATCTGCGAAAGTGTTTTTCTCTGAGAAATCTAATATATCATCTGTAATGATTTTCTGTCCAATGAATATGTTATCTGCAGAAACTTCAGAAGCGAGAACAACGTTAGATTCGTCAATAACATAGTTTCCGTCTTCTAACAATAGCAATGTATCATCTTCAAGTAGAGATTTTTCTACGTTTGTTGTAGATAGACTATACTTATCTTCAATTGCATCAATTTCGGCAATGTCAGTATCGATTCTTTCACTAGAGTATTCGTATCTATCGCATCTCATTTCAAATGTGTAAAGATCGCCTAATTGGAAGAAGTTTTCAATGTTTTCTGTGAACTTGATTTCGTACATGTATCCAAGCATTGGAATCCAAATCAAATCACCTTCTCGAGGTCTTAGAATTTCAGAGTAATCGTAGCCTTGCTCTGCAAGAAAATAACTATCATCTTCAAGTAGAATATTGTATCCATATTCATTCATCATTAAAGGTTTCAATGATTCAATGAATCTTTTTTGTGCAACTACAAAAGTGATTGACTCGTCGATTTGCAATCCAAACTTAGAAATGAAGTCTTCTTGTCCCATGAAGCCATCATAACTTTTGATGAACATTTCCATTTCAAGTGCATCATCATAAATGACTGCGCCATCTTCGTTGTAAAGTTTATCTAAATTTACATGGGTTCTTGGCATGTAATATGCATCGACACCATAAATCTTTATTGACTCTACAACTAATGATCTAATTAGTGACTGCTCCGATTTAATCGGAGAGTATTGATTAAAGAATCTATTGCGAGCCATTATCCAACCATGTCTAGAACTGGTAGCGAGTAAGAAGAAATCATTTCTGTTTCTAATTGATTTAATTCGTCTAGTGCTTCATCCCAAATCTTTTGCCCATTGAATGTGATTCCACCAGGCATTGAAATGCCTTCGAACTTTTTAAGATTCTCACCCCATTGCTTTTTGATTTGTGCTGTACAATATCTCTGAAGCCAACGATCATTATACATGTCTGTATATGTGTTTGGATCAATTCTCTTATAGCCTTCAATGATAATGTATTCGCCAGTTTTGACTTTAGTATCCCAAGACATATCAATATAAAGTTTATTAATATGACGATTGAATCTTAGAGACTGTTTACCAACGAATAGTTCTTCAGCAAGTGCAACGTTTTGAAACGCCATGTAGTATGGCGCAAACGGACCTGTATTGAATGAATATAAATCGTTCAAAGAAATCTGATATCTTAGATTAAATAGATTGTTTGTCGAATAGCTATCGCCAACGTCAAGTATGCTTGTAACTCCAATGATTTCATCTGGAATTTGAATGTACTTATTGACTTTATCTTCGTCTGTGACTTGATGTGCTAGATAGATTTTCTCTGTTGCATCATAGTGATAATCATAATAATATGAAAACGCAATTTCAATACAATCTTCTATTTGCTCATCTGCGACGTTAATTTCTAATAGAGGTGCGCCCAATCGTCTAAGACAGAATTGCTTTAATTCTTCCCTTGATGCTGGTTTGCTGGTACTCATTTCTTCCCCTTATAAATTTCATGTTCTATTTATAAAGGGAAGAATTTCTTATTTTGTGGATTTATTGTGCTCTTGATTATTTGAGTGTCTATTCAAAAAATGCTTTCATTATTTGTCTTTGATAATCGCCGTTGAGGTTTCGCGGTCAATAGTCATGTATCCATGACAGGCTATGTTCCAATCTGGCCCTGCTGACATCTCGCTTTCAGCAGGGACCTCTAATTTGAAATGCTTAAACAAATATTCCTTGTCATTTTCAAACACTCGCCACACATGGTCTGGTGTACCCCTCCCATCCATGCCCCGGCTTTTGTTAAACCGGATTAGGTACTTGTTCATACGATTTCAGCAGCTGGTGGTGGTGCACAATACTGCTGAAATTGCACCCCCAAATTAAAATGCACAAACAACAAAGGCTCTTCTGATGCGTGCCTTGAAAACGAATGCGGCAACCATGAGTTTGCCAACAACAACATTCCCGGTTTGGGAACAAAGTGAATGGCATTACTACCAATAGTGGCTTGAGATAAATCTTTTTCCGGCAAGTTTGTTTGAACCTTTCCTGGCCTTGGGTCATGAAAAAGAGCGTTTGAACACTTTTCTGGAGCGTTCAAAAAATAAAACCCAATCATTTGCGATCCAGCGCCATGAACATGTTGTTCCATCAATGAATGCTTGTGGTGCTCTTGCACCCACATTTCAGTAAAGAACATTCCCATGCTGTCGGTGGCATAACCTTGATGGGTCAAAACTTTCCATGCAGATGTTGCAACAAAGTCCGCAAATTCACGAACTCGTTCATCGTCAAAAAAATTGCCCGTCATTCGTACTGGGTAAATATCATCCAAGTTTGGGTTTTGACTTTTTGTTTTTGCAAGTTCTTCTTCTGCAACAAAAGACACTACATCCAAAAACTTTAAACCATCAACAATCGAAACTGTAGAGGGAAAATGGTAGAAATGTTCAACATTAAAAGCCTGATCGCTCACGTTGGCTGCAGCCAATTACCGTTTTCATCAAGCATAAGTAATTTTGGCAGAAGCGGTATCAATGGGGTTACAGATATAACTTGATAGGCTTCAAGTTTTGCAATAAGAGCGTCCCATGCTGCTACCGCAGCCAAATCTGATCTGGCCATGGCCAAAACAGCTTCTCTCTTTGCTATTGTTAATCTGTAATTTCTATTTAGCATTGCCAAATCAGTAAGTTCGCTGACTTTAATTTGTTTTTCTTCGTCTGTCATATCTTGAATAGACCAAGAATCCTGCCAAAACCCATTTTCGTTTTTTATGTATACACAAACGGTTTTTTGATATGTTGTTGGAACCAAATCACATTGCACCCTTTCAAATGGTTCAAACTCAGATGGGATGCCATCTGGAAAAGATTGAAGTAAATTTTCTTCAAAATAAGGGTGCCCAACCGGGGCGCCATCAACAATTTTAATAAGTAATTTCATAGTAAACCCAATCTAAATGTTAAAAATTAAGGAATGTCAGTTGTAGGCCATTGTCTGGTAGTTCCGGGCCATACAATCCGTAACATACCACCGGCGCCAGCGCCGCCACGGCTTCCTGCAACGTTACCTCCGCCCCCGCCACCACCTGAGTAGTTTCCTCCGCCACCACCCATGCCATTACCGCTGCAGCCGCCTTGGGCACCATTACTACCACCGCTTCCACCAAAGCCGCCAGCACCGTTGTTAGTTCCGGTAGTGGCACCCCCGGTAGTGGTTACTCCGTTTTGAGCAACCCGCGATCCGCCGCCACCGCCGCCGTATCCGCCAGCAGCGCCACCACCGCCGCCGCCAAAACAACCATCGATGGCTGCGGACCGTCCATTGCCACTCAATATGCCAATTTGGCCTCCGATCCCGCCAAATATACCAACGCTGGCTGGGTAAAGGGACGCTCCGCCTGCGCCACCACCGCCACCCGCATTGCCCCCACATGCCGTTCCTCCGGAGCCCCCCCGTCCTCGTCCGTATTTATTGTTACATCCCCCTGTTACGGTAGAAGATGGAGCGCTACTTGTGCCACCATCGCCGCCGCACGCTGCGGTAGCTCCGCCATTTCCGCCAAACGCTTTAATAAACCCAGAGCCACAGGTCGTTATATTGAACGAACTAAACCCGCCGCCTGATCCATTAGACCCAACCGCTGGAGAAAGCGCTCCTGCCCCAACGGTGTAACTGTATGATTGCCCCGGACTAACAGAGAGGTTGTTGTAATAAACCACGCTTCCCCCTCCACCACCCCCAGCTGCTCCAGCGCCTGCATTGTAACTGCCACCGGATCCGCCACCCGCTTGGGCGTAGACACTAATTGATGTGACCCCAACAGGGACAACAAACGAATAAGTTCCGGGGGCTGTTACTAAAACAGCGCATCTTGCCGCACTAGTTGTAATACTGTTACTAGCTGCACTTGCCGCGCCTTGCCCTACTGAGTTAGTGGCTCTAACTGTAAACGTATAAGCAGTGCTTGGACTTAACCCAGAAACAGTAATTGTTCCAGACCCAGCTGTGTTTAATGTACCAGTAATTCCGCCCGGAGAAGAAGTAGCCGTGTAGGTAGTAATAGTTGCGCCACCGTTACTAGCAGGTGCCGTATACGCAACGGTAGCAGTGGTAGACCCAGTTGCAGTTGCAGTTCCAATTGTTGGAGCACCGGGAACCGTTCGGTAGCTGCCCCCAACAAATGCACCAAGAATCCCACTCATGTCAAAGCAGTCCCTGTGATAATCCAAGCAGTGCTAGTAACTTTAAGAGCGTTAGCCACGCCGTACTGAGCCAGCGTCCGGGTGCCGGTTGTTCCAGTGTTGCCCAAGTACATCGTATCAGTGGAGATTGCAATGCTGATGGATGTTGTAGATAAATTTACAAATGAAATAACTGTACCAATTGAGTACGCAACAGAAGAGTTGGCAGCAATTGTATATGTTGCTGCACCAGCGCCGGCTGCATGATAAATGTGTTTACCGGCGTCCCCCAGCACGGTGGTGTAGTTACCAGTCTGAGCATTTTGAGGAATGTTGAGGTATCCAACCGGATTGGTGCCATCAACCGTACAATTTGAAAGTGTGCCAGAAGTTGGTGTACCAAGAACTGGCGTTACAAGTGTGGGGCTGGTAGAAAACACTAAATTGGTGCTGGTTGTCCCAGTAGCGCCAGCTGCGGTGTAACCAGTGATGTTATTAAACGATGTAATACTGGCAGTTGAAGCATTTGTACCACCGTTAGCAACGGGAAGAACGCTAGCCGTAGATGCCCAAGAAAGCGTCCCAGAACCACTGGTGGACAAATATTGTCCCATAACACCATCTGCGCTTGGAAGCGTCCATGTAACGTTTGCACCAACAGCCGAACTTGATCTTAATCCAACATAGTTTGCGTTTGCAGATCCAAGTCTTAGTGCGTTTTGATTGTTTAAATAAACAAAACTATTTGCAGTTAGAGAATTAACGTTTAAGTCGGCATATGCAAAGTTATTTGCTGTTGGATCTATAATTGATGTTGCTTCTTGTGAATACGACTTAAATAGTTTCCAAATGCCGTCTGTAGCATCTCTAAAAAGTCCAGAATGTAGATTAGCTGCACCAGAGTTATATTGTCCAAAGATACCAATGTCAACTAGATCAGAAGTATTGTTGTTAGCTAATTGTAGTAATGAATCATTGACGTTGATTTGTGTTGTGCTAAGTTCTGTGTTTGAACCTAAAACTATCAAATTCCCAGAAATAAATGTATTACCAGAAACATAAAGATTCTTTGCAATTCCAACACCACCAGAAACTACTAGTGTTCCACTTGTAGAATTGACTGCATCAGTTCCACCAGAAAGTGTCAATACGTCCGTTGTCGGATTGTATGTCATTCCAGCATCATCTTGAATGATGCCACTAGTACCAACGATAGCAACACGACCAGAAGTCAAATTGTTTGCAGTAACGTTAGCTGTTACAATTCCGCCATTAACTGTTAATACATCAGTTGTTGTGTTATACGTCATTCCAGCATCATCTTGAATGATGCCACTAGTACCAACGATAGTAACTCTTCCGGATGTTAAATTGTTTGCTGTAACGTTAGCTGTTACAATTCCACCAAAAACGGTTAAACGATCTGTTGTTGTGCTATATGTTAGTCCAAAATCATCTTGAATTAAACCATTAGTACCAACGATAGCAACACGACCAGAAGTCAAATTGTTTGCTGTAACGTTAGCTGTTACAACTGCATCACCACCTAATGTATTGATAGTATTAGCAGCATCATTAAATGCTAGTCTAAATTCATCAATTGTATTACTCGATTGTATATTTGTAATTGGCATTTTTTATTTGTTAATTGTTGTTGTTTTGAATAAAACATTCTCTATACTTTTATTTATATTAGAAAAATATTTTTTTCTTGAATTCATATTGATTTTGTCGTTTGGCTCAAAGTTATAGCTGCATTAGCAAGAGTAGGTGCAGTATTAGAAAGAGTTGAAGTAGAACTAGTAAGAGTTGAAGCCGAATTAGTAAAAGAAGATGCGCTATTGGCAATAGAAGATGGTACATAAGTATATAAAGAATTGCCAACAGTATATGAACCAGTCAAACTCCCATCTGCTGGAACTTTGACAATTAATATGCGATTATTAGCTGCAGCTTGACTATAATATCCAACAAAATAAATACTATTAATAATATTAGAGTCTACTGCAATACCATATATTGCATGATCATAATTATCATTTACAAAATTTCTTTGCCATTGAATATTTCCATTGGTATCATATTTTGCTAAAAAAGAAGCATCACGGGCACCACCGTCTATATTTGTATCTCCACAAATATAAACATTATTAGAAGAATCTACTGCAATGGATCTAGCAACTTCGTTAATACTAGCGCCACCTAAAGTTCTTTGCCATTGAAGGGTTCCAGAAGTATTATACTTTGCTATTATAGTATTGGATCCATTTAAGGAACCACTAGTAGTTGATCCACAAATATAAGAATTGCCACCTGGATCAGCTGCAATTCCATAGGAAAATTGATCATTAGTTCCCCCACCTGCACCACCTAAAGTTCTTTGCCATTGAATGGTTCCAGAAGTATTATACTTTGCTATTAAAATATCGAAATTAGCACTAGAAAACCCGGTATCTGTTGTCCCACAAATATAAGAATTACCACCTGGATCAACTGCAATAGAATATCCATATTCATTATTAGCATTACTACCCAAACTTCTTTGCCATTGAAGGGTTCCAGAAGTATTGTATTTGATTATAGCTTTATTAAGAGTAACGCCTGCAGGATCTATCATAGCTCCAGTTATATAAATATTACCAGATGCATCTGCTGTAGCATCACTACAATACTGAGTATATGTCGCATTTGCTAAACGCCTTTGCCATTGAAGATTTCCTAATGTGTCATATTTTGCAATTAAATAATCAAAATCAGCTGTTCCAGCAATATAAGCATTTCCGGATGAATCTACTCCAACACCATTACCGTATTCATAAGTGGTACTATTTCCTAAACTTCTCTGCCATTGGATATCAGCATTTTGAGAAATTTTGATTAATATCGTATTAAAATAGCCGGGATCGTTTAAAGAAGTATAGCCGGTAATATAAATATTATTAGAAGAATCTGCTGCGATAGAGATAGAGCGTACATCACCACTTCCTATTAATTCGCTGATCCAAGTATTATAAGTTGTTCCTATAGGCCAAGTCCCAGCCTTAGTATATGATCTCGCTTGGTCGAGGGTCCAGACACCTGGAGCTGATGATGTTGTAGGAACTACTGGAGTTTTGGAAATTAATCCGCCAGGATAACGTTTAGACATTGTTTAAACGATTAAAGGGGTCCACACCCCAGTGGCTGAATTCATTGATGTAGTTGGTGGCGTGGTCCGATATGATTCCCCCCTTGTATCGCAGTGACATTTATGATATGACCTCATACGAGACAGTATAAGTGAGTGCATTACTAATGCTAGAGGTCACTGCGATTGACGTATTTTCTGATAGATAAATCTGTGTACTTTTGTCTACAACAATCAATGCAGCACCAACTGGAACCGTAATTGTTGAAGCAATTGGAAATGCAGTGCCACCTGATGGAGCAGATCCTTGAGCCACGCCACCATTAGTATAAATCGAAACTGTAGCATTTGCGGCAAATGATGTATTAGAATTAGTAGCAACAATCTGATTAATTTTCAAAACTTGATTAGATGATGCCGCGTTAGGCAAAAGAACTAAAGACGAAGTTCCAGATGGAGTAAGATATGTTGTGTTTCCAGTTATTGTTGACACATTTACCAAATTTGGATTTGCCATTTTTTTTCCTTATGATCCAAAGATTATCGCCATAGCGATAGATTTGCCTGTTGATATGCCTGCTGAGCCGAATGAAAGTCCACCACTACCATTTGTTATAAGTGCTTGATTTGCTGATCCGTCTAAATTAGGAAGAGTCCATATAACATTTGACCCAACAGATGAACTTGATCTGAGTCCGACATAGTTTGCATTCGCTGAAGAGCCAAATCTCAATACGTTTTGATTATTTAAATAAACAAAACTATTTGCAGTTAATGAGTTGACGTTCAAATCAGCATATGCAAAGTTATTTGCTACTGGATCTATAGTTGATGCTGGTTCTGTCGAATACGACTTAAATAGTTTCCAAACACCATCAGAAGCATCTCTAAAAAGTCCAGAGTGTAGATTTGCTGCCCCAGAATTATACTGTCCAAAAACACCAATGTCAACTAAATCTGATGTGTTGTTATTAGCTAATTGTAGTAATGAATCATTGACGTTGATTTGGGTTGTACTAATTTCTGTATTAGTTCCTAATACAGTTAAGTTTCCTGTGATGAATGTATTTCCGGAAACGTAAAGATTTTTAGCAATCCCAACACCACCAGAAACAACTATTGTTCCAGTTCCAGAACTTGTCGATTCTGTTGTGCCCGAAAGAGTTAGCACATCAGTTGTTGTATTGTATGTTAGTGTGGCGTCATCTTGAATGATACCACTAGTACCAACGATAGCAACACGACCAGAAGTCAAATTGTTTGCTGTAACGTTAGCTGATACAATTGCGTTTAATATTGTTGGAATATCGTTAGCAACAAGCGCCCTAAATGACGGAACTCCACCTGCTGCATTTGGAGCTGCTAAAACATGATTGGCAGTTTTAGTAGCGTATGGATTTTGTGCATCACCATAAGATGTATTAAGACTTATAAATGGGGTTGATCCACCATTAGAAGAAAGTGGAGAAAACGCCCCAACACCAGTAATACTGGTATCCGATAATGTATTGATAGTATTAGCAGCATCATTAAACGCTTGTCTAAATTGACTAAACGTGTTAGATGAATAGATATTCGTAATGGGCATATTTTATTTTCCAGCTATTGTTAATAGTAGGTCTTTTATTTCGCGAATGTCATTTTTAATTTGATCAACTTCTTTATAAATTTCATTAATGTCTTCTTTACTTTGATTAATATCAAGAATTTTTCTTTTTTGAATTTTATACTTTAACAGAGAACTCATATCAGTATTTAAAATTGCTTTTGAATTCACATCTCTTTCAGTAAATCCATTTGTTGGATCAGCAATAGAAATTTTTTCTTTAATTTGCATCATGCTAATGCAATTCCTCTAAGATTTTTTATCTTTGGCGAATAGCTAGGAGCACTTGATAAAAATAAGATTTTTATCGCAAAATATTTATATCCTTGAAATATTCTAGCGTCTGGAGTAGTATAAGTGACTGAATTATTTAGCACCCTAAAAATATCTTGTGAAGTTGCAATCGTCGAGAAAGCAGAATCGACAGTTAAAGAAGTATTATTTGCGAGAGTCGCAATAATTTTTTGTTCTCTATTATTTCCAACAGCAATTGTGTCTCCAATTTTCAAATCTTGAATAAATCTTGTTGAAGTTCCCGTTACTGTTGTGCTTACGTTTGAAATTGCAACGTTACCGGACAATAAAGTTGATCCGCCAGTTTTTATAGATGTTGGAATAACATATTTTTCTTCTTTATATTCTGAAGAATTTAATGAAAATGTTTCATACCCATCCAAAGACATAGAAGTATAAAATTTATCATCAAATGCATCTGTGTCATTTTCATTTAATATTTTGCAATAAACTTTAATTGAAGTTCCTGGGGGTCGATTGACGTCCAAATAAACGACCAAATCACTAGCTTCAAATCCATCATTTAATGTTACGACTTTTGTTATGTATCTAGATTGTGATGAATATGGTCCTGTAGGATTTTCTTCTTCACGAATCGTCATTGTTTGACTAGCAGAATTTGCTGTAGTAAAATTAGTCGATACGGTCAAATATGTATTATTTGAAACCGAAGCAATTCTACGGAATTGTGTTCCAAATTTTGCATATTCTCCAGGAAACACTTGTGTAGTAAAACTTGTACCTGTACCAACAACAATATTATTAGCAGAACCGTATGTTACAGTTCCACTAACGCTTGTTTGATATGCATTATTGATGATGTTTTTATCAAAATGGAATAAAATATTTTCATCATCAATATATGGAGTAATATATTTATTTGTTGTAGATAGTGTTGCTCTCAATTGTAAAGATTTAAATCCATTAGTCGTTTCTGCTGAAGTTGTAGAAATTTGTTTTCTAGAACGAGAAATTAATCTTTCATAATTTTTAATTGTTGTATAATCAGAATCTACAGCATATGTTGAATCTGCAGTTTTTAATTCATATGTGATGGCTGTTCCTGGAAGAACTTGATCGCTAATGGCTGGAGTCAACCCATCATATTCAAATGCTGTTGAAACTGGAATATTATTCCAATAAGCATATCTTGCAGTAGTATCAAATTCAGCAATTCTCATTGTAAATTTCATATCAATATTTTGTTTTGCCGTCCACGTTCTATCATTAGATGATGTAAATAATAGACCGCTATTATATGCTTGTTCAATTCTTGTTTGTTTATTTGGATTGGTCACATCAATTGCGCCCAATTCAGCAACCCAAATTGCAACATCAGGATCATTATTTTCAGGCTTAACAGCAAAGCAATAATCATTGCCAGAATTTAAATAAATTGGATTTTGAAATGTAAATTTAGTCGGTAATGTAGCATCTTCACTAATTAAAATGTCTTTATTGTTGACAATTGCAAGATCTCCATCACTAACAAATTGTGGTGATGGGTATCCATTTTCAAGTTCGCGAAGTTCTACAGTAACATTTCTATTGTTATCTTGAGATTTTGTTCTAAAGTATAAATCAATAGATGTTAAATAAAATCCTTTTGGATATGTGTCTGGATCAACATAGAAACTTTGTGACAGTGGATCAGTAGCCCTTATGGGCGGAGGTGGGATAGAAACACTTGAAACTTCAACGCGCTGTGTAGATACAACTTTTCTTCCCAAATTAGTAATGTTATTTGTATTATTAAATGAAACATTAAATGGGCGAGAGTTAATTGTAACAGTACCTGTACTTTGAATAATACCTTGTGCGAAGATATTATTTCTTGCACTCGTCAATGTTGTTCCTTCGGAATTTGTAGGACTATCGGTTACTTTAAATTCACGTTGTCCAGTATAGAAAGTCTTTGCTGGAACCTGAAACAACAAATAAATTTGATTGTTTTTAACTGTAAATGGTTGTGCTGTGTTTGCTCCGTCAGCAATTGCACGCCAACTAACATTCTCATCACCCAATTCAATAAGACCAGTTGTTGCATTAGCAGCAAATTTAGAATTTAATGTTTGTATAGTAGAAGAACCAATCAATTCGATTTGATAGCAATTTGCTGTAACATCAATTCCGTCAAAGAATGCATAAACTCTTGAATTATTTTTTAAACCTCTAGCTTGAATGACAAATTCTCTTTGACGCATCCACAATGCAACTTCAACTTGAACAACACGATCAAATTTAACATCTTGTGTAGATGATGTTACTTGATTACCACCAGCTAATTGATTATATGCAACTTGAGTATTTTGTTGTACTGCTGTTGTGACATTTAAATTACCAACTCGTGATGTTTGATTTGTTCCAGCAACAATTGTAGACTGTTGTGTTCCGCCAAGCCACTTTTGATTTAAAGGAGCAACTTCTGTGTTCCAAGCACTTGCTATTGCTTTCCAGTTATCTGCACCTTGATCGTCATTATAAACAACTGCCTTTGTTGGATCATTTACAGTGTCAAAGAAATTATCAGTAAATGGAACTGCAGTCAATTCACCAGTCCAAACAAAGTTCAATTCTTCTGCAAGTCTTAATTGCTTAGAAGCATATTGTTGCTTTAATCCTGGCGATTCAACTTCAATAAACGGTAACATAATCTTGTTACCTCTATTTAAAGTTGTTGTTGATGTTGCACTCACATAACGAACACCAACAGTATTTGAATTATCTTGTAAACAAGTTAGAAATTTATTTTTCTTATCAATAGCACAATCTTTACCATCTATTGATGTTGATGCAACAGCCCAACCAGTAAATGGATCAACAAGAATACCATTTTTAAATCTATCAAAACCATCAGCATCTAATTCTATTGTATCTGTCGCTTGCTTTTCTAAGAAACTTAGTGCTGTAAAATATTCTAATCTTTCAACTCTTTCATTTAATTTGGCAACATCACGCATTGTGAATCGTTTGTTTTTCAACAATCTAATTTTAACGTCTGACGGAGAAGAAGGATATGCAGGAATAATTAATTCAGCAATTTCTAATGTGTCTGGCTTTGTCGGTGGAGATTCTGCTTTCTGATTTCCAGCTTGAACGGGAACGCCATCATTAATACCAAACACGCCACGATTATTAATGTATACTTTAGAAACTCTACCTTTGTAGTAGATTAGATCAACATCGAAATCTGAACCAGAATCTGGTATACGAAGTCCAAATGTTGGGACTTGATATGTTCCAACATCAATCGGATTCAATGAAGTATTTGCTGTTTTAATTGGTCTAAAGTCAATACAGTCGCGCAAATTGTAAAATGTCTTAGTTGTTGGACTTGTAAAGTTTGGAATATTTGAGGTATTGATTGTTGTATTTGATGTTATTGTATCATTGATTGGATATGAATCAATAGAACAATATCCGACACCTTGAGATGTATCGTGAGTGAAGTTATCAAAAACTGCTAATAATCTACCCGTAGGGACATAACCAGCAACTGGTTTAATTGTTCCATGCTCATATGAATAATCACGTTGTCCGTTATCTAATGTGTAAAATGAAGTTACATCTGTATTAGATGTTGTGGCTGCAACAGCAAATGAAGACGATTGATATACTGCTCTCAATTGATAGATATCACCATAACCTAAACCAAATGGTCCAGAAATACCATTAATATGCGTATTTGGATTGATGTTTGCTTGTGAAGAAAAACTTAAAGTCTTAATTTTCTCTTTTGCACTGGAACGATCCATTGAAACAATAATGTCTGCGGTAAATGTTGCATTTTCTTGAATATCAATAGACGCTGTTCCTGGAGAAGATACGGTCACACTTCTTGTGCTACCCTTTCCGCCATTATCCGAGAGCGAAAGAACATCTCCAGCAGGAATTATTTTTGTAAATGTATTTGCCGTTGATCCAGTAGCATGTGTAGATGTTAATATTAATGAAGTTGCATTTGTAATAGATGCAATTTGTCTCGTTAAACTATTAACTTTAATTAAATCACCGACGTTCAATTGAGTAGTAAATGAAGTTGAAGATCCAGTTACGGTATTAGAACCAACACCAATTGTTACGGTTCCAGATAATGCAGTTGTCTCTACGTTTGCACCAGCATTATTGACTACGAGCATGTAGTAATCATTTTTCTGGGTAGAATTTAATGTTCCAGTACCAATGAATGTTTCTGTAACAACATCCGTTGCAACAGTAGCAACACCAGACGAAAACGAAACTGTAAACTTCTTTTTAAATCTAAAAGAAGTTTCAATGTTTTGTGACGAATCCCTAATTGTTTTAATTGCTTGATATGGCAACGGGAATATCATTGTGTTAAATGATGTTTCTTGTAACACGGCGCCAGCGGTAGTTAGAACAATATCAGCAAAACGTTTTGGAGTTGTGGAATCATAAACAGAACGAACCTCTGAAAAATTCTTTCCAGAATTCATTGTGATTTCGTATAGATACAAGTAATATCTTGCATCAGATGTGCCTTTATTACCACTTAAATATTCAATAGAACGAACTCTTGCTGTACCAATTTTAGTTCCAACAACAGTTGCTGTAGAATGTGCTAATTTTGTAATTACTTGTTGTGCAGTATCATATAAATCAACTGTTTTTGATTCCATGATATCCCATGCACCAGACAATTCTTTAACTTCAATATATTGTCCGTAGTTAATTTGAGTTTTAGTTTGCTGAACATAAGATGTGCTAAGACCCTTTTCTACTTCAACTGGAGTCTTTGCAATAATTTGGTTTCTATATCCAGACACATAGGATGTAAATGGATCAACTTCAATTAAAAGTAAATTAGTGTTTCCACCTTCTGCAGAAGTATATCTCCCACCATTGTTACCATTTAATAAATGTTCTCTAGCTGTCACAATAGGATCTGATAGAGTGTAATTGCCAGATTCTTCTTGTGTGCGCTGCGATAAAACGTCTTCTAGTTTACTATCGACACTAATCGTTTTTCTTTTTCTAGCAATGCCATTATCAATTTCTACAACTGTTATGAATTCATTTTCATCTGTAGTTGCATCTAAAGCAACTTTAGTTAATAACGTATCAATTTTTAATCTATCTGCTCCTGGTGCTTGATAGTTTGGAGTTCCTTGTGCATTATCAACAAGTGATTGATCTGAAATATAATCAACAAATGATTTTACAGGAACTAAACCAACTTTATAAGATGGATCATTTGTATATTTGTCTAGAATGATTGTTTGTGTCGAATTCTTAACAAAATGATCTGCAACGTAAACAACACCTTCAGAAATCGTAATCTTAGAACCATATTCGTAAATTTGTTGTGTTGCAAGACCCTCATCAACAATATTTCTTGTAGCATTTGTTAATGCAGCACTTGCATATGATCTACTAATTACGTTTGATGTGAAAATTGTCTCTGAGTTGTCAAACTTAGTATTTGCAGTATAATTAGTTACGGCAGTAACATTGAGCACTTGAGTGCTTCCAGTGCTAAGTGTGGTGTTTGCTGTCGTTACAGATAAAATTCCTGAAGTGTTTGAAACAAAGATTTTATTCGTACCAGTAATAGGATCTGTATACCACGCTTCAATTGTTCCGGTATTACCTGTCGAAAATGTTATATTGTTTCCAACTTGGAGTGTAGACGGAGCAACGTTTACAGTAAGAACTTGAGTTCCATTTGTAGCATAGCTAACAAATAAAGTTTTTGGATCATTGCCTTCAATATCAGAGACTAATCCACAATATGCTTTAATACCACTATTTGCACCATAAACTACAGTTCTACTAAAGTTTTCAACATCAACTGCAGAACCATTGTAAAAACTTTGAAGTTTTACAAAACTTGTTCTTAAATCTAAATTTTGTTCACATCCATCAACTAATGCGCCTTGTTTGAAAAAGTATTCAGCAAAACGCTTTGTCTGAACTTGTTGAAGAGTTTGTGCTTGTGTAAGTTCTCTAGCTTGGACTGCACGACCAGGTCTATAGAGAATTCTTGCAAACTTTTTGTCCTCATCATAATCATCAAAATATGGACTGGTATTAAAGTCAATGCCGCCTGGATTAGTATTAGCCATTTTATATCTTAAATTAGAACTGAATAATTAGTTTAATATCTTCAATTTGATCTGATGCCCTAGAAATAGGAACTCTATTTTCAACATAGATAATATCACCCGTGTAAGGTTGAAGTCCTGGGGTGGAAATTGCAGCAACTGTTCCTGTCGCACCACCAGTACAAGAAATGCTTGCACCATTGGCAAACGGCAAGTTAAGTGGTAATGTTGTGAACAAATTTGGAGCTGTGTATTCAACTAAAGATGCTGTGTTAGATCCACTAGTTACAGTTTCATCTGAGTTAAACGTTCCTGAAGCACCAGATAGGGTATATCTAAATGTTTGTCTAAACGAAGATGCAACAGCGCGAGTAGTTGTTCCATATAGATATGGATCACGAACAAGACCAACTTGTCTAAATTCATTCGAAGTTGTGATTGTGTTCGATTCTGTTCCATCTAAACGAACATTAAGCATTACATACTTACCGCCTAACTCTTCCACTGCATTTGATCCGTGACCACCCCTTGGCGAAATGATTGCTGTTGCTGTTGCTGCTCCGGATCCGAATGCTACGGATGCTCTTGTATATCCTGTACCAGTCGATGTAATTGTAACTGATGTAACTACGTTAGCAGTAATTGTGGAGTTAGCTGTTGCACCAGTACCATCGCCAATAATTGTAACTGCTGGCGCTGTAGCATAACCAGAACCGCCCGCTGTTACTTTGATAACGTGAATACCACCGTCAACTGCGGCCGCTTGAACATCCCACTGGTCTGTGCCATCATCTGAAGCCAATGTTTGGACTGGAATGTAAGATGTTGTCAAAAATTTGATAGCCTTGGCCGTTGTTAATGCGTACATGAATTTCCAAATGTATCCATCAGCTGCAGTAAATGGAGATGTGCTTGTTCCTGTCGGCTTTGTTGTAGATGCTCCACCATTAGCATTCCAAAGACATTTATAAACATTATATTCATCAGTAATAACATAGAAATTGTCTGATTCAATAAGATTTGTATCTTGATCATCATAATAAGCATAGACTGTGCTAGAAGTCCAGTCATATCTAGGAATTGCATGAGTAACATCAGAACTTGTCACTCTCTTTGCTCCAAACATATCTCTCCATGGAGTAAGTTCTACGTTTGCAGTAGAATTTACTGGAGTTGGTGGAGAATTGTCGTTCGGGAATGCTGTGTTTTTTCCAACAAACAAATACATAATTGTATTCGATGCTTCTGAAAACGATTCAACAAACTGTTCTGCGTTATGAACTCTAAATTTACTAGTTACAAGTGACGGCATTTAATTTATCTCCAATTTGGATAATTTTATTTATTTATAAAAAAAGTTGTACATTCTCTATGCTTGAGGTCAAAATTCTATGATTATAGAATATCACTATTTACATTTCTATACAAATACACCTTTATATGCGATAACACCACTAAATGAACTTGTTGGAAATTTATCAACAAGCATTGTTGTATTATTTGCTACTGCGAAAACTGAAAAAATTTCATTATTTGCTAATAATCTATTTCCATAAGCAAAGTCAGTTAAAAATGTAGTTCCTGTTCCAACAATAGCAGATTCATTTTGATTAAATGCAATACTAGATATAACAGAAATTGGAGTATTAGCAAAAGAACTAGTTGTGAAATTTGCAATAGTTGTATTTGCTGATGAAACTGTTCCAACAATTTTATTATATTTTGTTGTTTCATTTATAACATTAAGTCCATAAGCGTAGATATCATCGAATTCTATTTCTTCGATTACGCTTATTGGACTATTGTCATATACTGATATTTGAAGATCGTCGTATAAAATATCCTCAGAAATTTCAGTTTTATGTTCAATAATAAATTTATTGATGCTACTACTATATACTTCCGAATTTGCTATTGATTTTGGTGTTTCAATAGTGGTAATGAAAGCAGATTTAGTTACATCTCCAGAAAATGTATTTGCAATTATTATGGAGTATTTACCATCTTGGACATTTATTGTTAGATCTTTTGTATCGGTTGGATAAAATAACAAACCATATGAACTTGGTATTGCTGGATCTGTCACTGCAACTGAAAGAAAATAAAGAATTTGTCTAACAGAACTACTAATTCGTCCAACATCAGATAAAACGAATGCTTCAACATTGATATTGTTGAGAATTTGAATCTCGCCAAATAGTTGCAATCCTGCAGGATGTATAATTTTCTTTAGTGTAGATGAATATTCAGCAAAAGTTAATCCACTTTTAATGACGTAAGAATAGTCTTGATAGTAATATGAATCTTGAATAATCTTATAGTCAATTTTGCCATCATCATTTATCCAATCGCCGTCTTTTATTCCTAGACCAGAAACAATTGGAATTAAATTTGCATTTCCATCGCCTACAGTTAAAACATTCGCACTTGCGCTTGTATAGTTTACACCAAAATTTTTGATTCTAATAGAACGAATAGATCCGATACCGGTTGCATTATTTGCAGAATCAACAGTAACGTTTGCACTCGTACCTTGAATTCCAGTTATGATTAGGTTTGCATTTGCGCCCGTCGTAGTCGAAACAGATATAGTTGGTAGACCAGATGAAGTATATCCAGTACCAAAATTTGTTAATTCTAATCTTTTGATAGAACCCGTTACGCTCCAATCTTCATTTTTAATAATATCATAATAACCTCCATCAGATTTCATTTGAAAGCCATCTTCAAATAGAAGATCGAACGTTGTGCTTTCTGTTACTGATGCGACAATACCAGCAGCGCTAGTTCCAGATCCACCAGTGAAAATTAATGTATTTCCCACACCATAGTTTATTCCAGCGTTAGAAATACTAATCAATTTATCCGTCAAAAGACCAGCAGTAGAAACTAAAGAATCTTGTAAAGTTATTGATGGATTTTTATAATAATTAGATCCACGATTGATAATAGATACTTTTGAGATTTCACCAAGAGTATATGTGTTTGCGCCAATAGTAGCTGTATAAGTATTTGCTAGTTCTGTTACTTGAACAATTAATCCAGAACCACCAGTACCAGAATTATCAACATATGCTGTAGTGCCTAGTCTATATCCATGTCCAATAGTATTTACTTTTAATGCATTAATTGGAGATTGTTTAATTGAAGACACCACAGCTTCTGCAGAATATCCATCTCCAGTAATTGTTATTGGATTTTCTACTTGATAACCAGAACCACCATCAATGATATTAAATCCCGAAACAATACCATAGATAGTGGCAAATAAATTTGTATCATCCGTTGTTGAAATTATTTCTCCCGCATTAAATGTACCACTCACCAATTTGAGTGTCATTTCAGCAACTTCAGTCGATCCAATAAAAAACTTTTTAATATCAACAACGTTAGCAAGAGAACCTGTTGTTGCTCCAACAATTGTTTTATTTAAAAATAAAAAGATATCTCTATTATAAGAATTATTTTCCGAATCATATCCGAATGCGATAGAATTTGTTCTTATTACTTGAGTTTTTTCAAAATTACCATCAGAAACGCGAAGAATGTCTTGGCCCGGATAATAAAATTCAATTTCTTGATCATATAAAAGTCTAAACAAAAATCTATAAGATTGTTCAGTCCCTTTGGATTGAAAAAAATCTTTAAAATATTTTGCAATTAAACGCTTGTCGCCATAATAAGTAGCTGGAAGACTTGGATATAATTCATCTTTCAAATATAAAACATACTTATCGATAGATGTTTCTATATTCTTATAGTTTAAAACATTACCTGATGCTCTTACTATATTATCTTTAATTAAATTTATTGTAGAAGTTGCATTGGATGTTTGTCCAGTAATTGTTTCGTACCGATCAAATACTTTTCTTTCACTTATAATTTTTACAATTAGTGTTGTGGATGTTATTTGAATTATTTTTCCGATAGCGCCACTATTACTACCAATAATAGTTTCATCAACTACAAATGTTCCGACTATAGTATTTAATGTTATTGTGGCTGTCTGTAACCACTCATAATATGCTTCTAGAAAAAGTTGAAATCTCTCTAAATCTATAGAACTATTTTCATTAATGAGGGAATTAATTCCCAATGAAGGTTTAAAAAATACATCGTTCATTTTTATCTATTGACTAAACTTATTGTCTTATCGTCAATCATTGTTACGTTAATATCTTCATCACGAATTGTAATGATTTGATTTCTTAAAGGAAGAACGTCTTTACTTGCAGGAATTGCAGTTAATTTTAAAGTTGTACCACCATCAGCAAAAGCTGTAGGAGCAAAATTAGTTAATATGATTTTTCCAGTAACATAGTTGATTGTTCCAATATTATTTTGAACACCCACGTTAGTAAGTCCAGAAATTCTATAAATTCTTATCAATCCAGCATTATCTTCTAGAAAACAATTCGCATATCCACCATAAGAGAATTCGTTTGAAGATAGTTTATTTCCTGCACCATATGGATGTGTTACAGTTCTCAATTCTGTAGTATTGTCTAGTTCATTAGAGAAATTGATTTCATATCTCGTTCCAATTCCCAATTGAACATCAAGTTCTTTTCTAATGCTCATTGTAGTGATATTACTTAAAATCGACCTTTCGCTAGTGTCAATCAGTCTAGATAGTTTTGAGTATCTAAAGTATTTTGAAAACTGATTAATATCACTAGTATTATAATTTTGAATTGTTGTAGTTACAATCGTTTTTATGTCATTCTCGCTTAAATTAGTAGAATCTGAGTCATATTTGACTAATGAATTTAAAATGATATAGATGTATTCTGGATCGACAATTTCTGTGGTAACTGTTAGAATTTTCTTTGGAGAAATAATTGAATTAATTAAATTAAATTTTTCTGTAGCAGTTAGAACACTTCCAATGACTGGCTTTATAGCAATAAATACTTTTCCATAGTATGGAGGATCATTATCCTCTCCACCCCACACAACAACAGAATCAACAGAACTTTGTTTTAAAAGTAATGCTTTATAATCATCTGCTGTGATTGCTCTATTTTGTGCTTCATATGCTTTAGGTGCGTTGAATTTAATACTTGTGACAGATTCTCTCACATTTCCGCCAGCAGCAGGATTTGTAGAAGTAAATGCAATTGCAGTTATCCCAACAATTGATCCAGAATAAGAAAGTTTTTGAATATCATTTGCAGCAGAACCATTAGTAATAATATATTCTAGAACTACTATATTGCCATTATCCAACAATACTCCAAATGTTCCATCTCCAAATTTTATTTCAAATTGCCCATCTTCAACTTCTTCCAAAAAGAAAACTTTAGATGTTGAATTGACTTCAACTAAATTATCTGGACTAATAAATGTTCTTGATGTACTATCTGTTGAAGAATTTAAAACTCTAACTGCTAAAGTTGTTGTGTCTACGTTGTAGTTTGGAATTAAAAATCTTTGTTGTTTATCGGAAGAATTGACAGTATATCTTCTTGTCAATAAATTACCTTCAACGAGATTGATTGTTCCCGTATATCCTTCACTAGAATAAACAATTACGGAATCTGTATTTAAAAATGTATATGTCTTTCCGTCAATTGATCCTGAAAATGTTGTATATGCTGGAATAGTAACAAATGCTGGACTTCCAGTAACGCTTGCTGTAATATTTCCAGAAATTGAAGCTGCTGTTGTTGATCTTGGAGTATAGTTTAATGACTTTGCTAAATTGACAACTGAGTTTCTTTTTTGTGCTGTCGAAAGAAATGCTTCCGATGCAACCATATTTAAATAGAATGAATTGTAATATGTGTTATATGCTAATAAATCTAGCAAAACACTAATTCCAGAGCCATCAAAATTATAGTCTCTAAATTCGTCTTGATTTCTTAGATAATTAATGAAATTGCTTTTGATTCCATTAAAATCCAATTCATCTAATTTTAGATTATTATCTGCAGCCATTTTACGTTGACCTTGAAATTGTTGTTTCTAAAGTTGAAATTGAGCCAGTATTATTAATCGTATAACTCAAATTCATAGTAATGCCATGATCTTCAATTTTAATATCAACGTTTCTCAAGGTAACTCTAGGCTCAAATCTTTTAATCGTGCTTGATATGCTTTCTTTTATATTGTGTATAGTGAATGCGGAATTTGGTTCAAATAGAAAATTAAAAACTGTACTTCCGTATTCTGGAAAAAATGGTCGGTTACCTTTTCTTGTTAATAATAGATTCAACAATGATCTACGAATCGCTGCCTCATTTATGATAGGGCGAATGTCTCCACTCACAGGATGTGGAATAAAATCTAATGGTAAATCTTTAAAAAAAGTTATAGTAGCCATATGTCATATTTATGTTACTTTTTCCACAACTTTCGATTCTTGAATCTCTTTTCTACGCTCTTTTGCTAATTTTGAAAATTCGGCTAATGCTTTTCTTGCTCTTGTACCAGCAGCTTTGTTTCCTTTTTCTTCAAACTTTTGATTCTCTGATACATAAGTTTCGAAGATGCTTAATAAATTATCGTGATTCGTCATGTGGTAATATTCCTTAGTTGATTTGACAAAGTGCTTGACAGATGCTAATATCAGTGTGTTGACCGTCAAGAGGGTAAAGGTAATGTCTTAGCTAATTCAATTCCCGAGTCGATAGAAGTTGGTGTAACTGATTTACTAGAGTCGCTAATAGTTACTGTTTTCCCAGTTATTGTAATGGAGTTTCCAGAGATTGTCAAGTTTGAATTCGCAGTTATATTTAGATTACCATTATTGAGAATTTCAATCTTAGTTCCGTTGACATTTAAAACTACTGAATCTTTTTCTGTTACTGTTTCAAAATTTCTAGTCAGATCTGGAGTAACTCCAAAATACTCTGATGCAGCTTGCGGTATACCTGGAATGTATCCAAGAATCGCTGGTTCCTGTGCTGCTAATGCATCAAGAAAAAATCCAAACACCCATTCTCCAACTCTTGGTGTGCCATATAGATTTGGTGTGTTTAAAGGATGAATTGCAAGCGCCCATGGCAAGTCTTCTGTTGGAACAGCATTGTCTTTTATTGGAGGATGATATCCAAAACATCTAACTTTACATCGACCTAGCTTTAAAGGGTCATCAATGTCTTCTACTACTCCGATCCACCAAATGAATCCATCATGCCCAAGAAAATTTCTCATTAGTGACCCATATGTTTAAAGTATTGAATTTCACGTTCTTGTTGTGCAATCCATTCATCGGAAGGCTTTCCTTCGCCTTTATAATATCTTAAAGGTCTTCCAGTTTTTTTAGAAACCAAAGCCCATCTACCATCTACTTGTTGTAGTGTTTCAAATAGTTCTGGTCCGTAGACTTGCTCTTCCCATTCTTCTGTAGAGAGTCTAATGCCTTTAATTAAATCTTTATATCGTTTCACATTTTATCCAAATCTGAAGTGTCAACAGCTCCCTCAGGAGTATTGTCTTTGATCCATGTAAGAAGCTGCTTTTTGATTTCAATTTCTTTCTTTGCTGGCTTGCCTGGATCTTTTAAAGTCAAGTATTTAAAATCTTTGACAACAATATTTCCATGCACATCTTTGTATGGCTTATTGGTCTTAGGATCAATAACGACAACTGTATTTTCAGGATTATTTAGAATGACGTAAACACCGCCTTGAACTTCTTTAGGCATCGAATGCGTGACTAAGCCATAGACTGTTTGTGCAGCACCCTTGTGTGTTGCAAGAAGAACATCATCTGGAACTACTCTTGCTCTTGATTTGTTGTTCTTGATTGCAATCTGATAGTTTGTCAAAACCCAAGTGACATGAATGTCTTTTTCTTCATATCCAACAGCAAATAGTTTAGATAGAACATCAGTCATGTCTGAAACATCTTTGAATGTGCTATCAAAAATGATGTTAGGAAGTCTTCCTTTCTCAGCACCATCTAACATTAGTTCTAATGTCTTTTCCTTAACACCAGTCGCACGAACTAAAACGTGAAGAATGTATACATGAGTTGGAGTTTTCAAATTGAGATCTGACATTCCAAGACCTTTGCTTGTCAATTCTCTATCGATGATTGCTCTATCTTTCTCTGAGATTTTATCTCCGTACTTTTCTAACAAGTCTTTGGTTGTGAATTTTTTAAGTTCATCCAATTTTTGAAATGCAAGTTTCATTTCATCAACATCACGAACCTTGAAATCACTTCCAGGCATAAAATTCTTAATTGCGAATCCTTTACCAGATCCAGCACCACCAGCAAGAAATACGATCTGTCCATATTTCTTTCCATTATTATAAAGAATCTGTTTTTCGCAAAGTTCATTTGCATGAAAGTCTTTCATTAAAACAAATTCTGAAAAAGATAATTTTACTGAATTCATGATGGTATCCTATTGTTTCTCCAGTTGTCTACTATGGATGTGTTATCTAAATCTGTCTTCTTTTTAACATCGCCAATACTTGTTCTAATTGTTGCAATATCTAGCGAAAAATCAATTTCAGCTCCAGCTACGGTCTTATTGTGATCTATCGGCGACGATGCTCTACTTAATGTCAAACCTTTAACATATTCACCTGGGCGAATTCTATGATCAACTGTAGTGACCAAATACTTTCCAGACTCTAATCGATTTGGAATTAAATTTGAATTTGTAGGATTAGATAATCTTTCAGACTGACTTGGAGAATATAGATTAACAATATTTCCTATGCCGATATTGTTAGTTCCGCCTTGTATTTCTACGTCAATTTTAAATAAAGTCTTTGAAATTTGACCAACAATATTGTCTGGCAACCAACTACTTCTACTCGCGGTGTCATTGATAGACGAAGCAATTAACTTTCTTCCAGGAATTTCATTCTTAGCATCATTGTATACATTAAAAATATTATAATCATCGATCAATTTATAAGGATTGAAATCGTTCGTTACTGTGTCTTCTGTTGCATATCCAAACTTCTTTGTCGAATGAGTTCTGGAGATTAGATCTATAGTTGTCATTGTCGTATTATAGAATCCAAGAAGCATCGCTTGAACATGATTAAAATTAGAATCTCTTTGTAGCATAGGAGTTCTAATGATTGCTCCAGATTCAAGCCATAAATCTAATTTTTGATTAAAGTAAATTGTTTCTATTTTACTCTTATTTGCTTCGTATATTAAAGACTCTATGCTTCCGAAGTAATGTGAAGCTGTGAATGGTTTGTTGTCTGGATATGTTCCTGTGACTGGAACTAGTCTTTCAAAGAAAACAAAAAACTTGTCTTTTTTACATGCACGATTGCAAAGAAACTCCATTGCTTTGTGCGGCATCAATCCAGTTGAAATGAATGGCTTAGTTAGAGTTAGATTTGGATCGTCTATAACTAAATCATTTACTGACATCTCTGAGTAAATTAACTTAGCAGCTTCTTTATATGAAATATTCTTATAACTTTTGAATAGAGATTTCTTTAAAGAATTTACATGTGATCTGGAAACAAATTGTAAATCAAATGTAGAACCTAGTGTTACTGGATCAACTGAGGATTCGCTAATTCTATGTACGATTAAATCTTCTCTCCAAATGATAATGTCATTTGTTTGTGGTTTTGTAATCTTAATATTGATCTGTTCGCCACCTTTGATTCTAAAAGTTTCTAAAAATCCAACAGAATCAATGATAGTGATTGTTCCAGAAATGCATGATGCAAAAATATCTTCATGAATCGAAATGTTTGAGTATTGACCAGCAAGTGTGATTCTTTCTCCACTTCGAACTACAATACTTACGTCTGCAACGTTTACAGTACCACCAGCAATAGTTGTAGTCGTATTTCTAATATCTGTTAAACGATATTCACCTTCCTGATCAATGTCAGTATAAGCATTAAATAGTTCTTGATTATTCATAGAACGGGTTTAGATATGATTGATTTTAAACCCATGTCCACCGCATTAATCATGTCGCGTTTAACTAGTTTTATTTTAGACTTGTTGATGTTTCTACGAAATTCATATTCGTATTGAGTCTCTGATTTTCTTTGACTTGGTGATAAACTTTGCCAAGTTGTTTCATCGATTATGTCGTTATTTAAATTATAATAATATTGAACTGTGCTGATAGCTGATGCTACACTTCCATATTTTTCTTCAATATAAGAATTCAATGTCTGGGTGTTTTTGGGCCAATCGTCGTAGATATTATAAATTTCATTGACTAATAAAACGATCCAATCATACATTGGAGTTCCGTATGCTTTAAACGAAACATAATCTGGACGCTCTCCATCTTTTACAACGTAAGGATTAAAAGAGATTCCACGATACGTCTTGAAAAAATCTTTTATTTTTATTGAAGTTGTAATATCGATTGCTTTGATGTAATCAACATTGTCAACTTTATAAGCAACTTTTGGATAGAATTGAAATATGCTCATAGTTTATAAAATTGTGTTTCGACTATCTACAGCTATTGAAGTTGTAGTGAGAAGTGTGGTTTCTTTTAATCCAATGTTTAAAGTAACATCTGTTGGAAAATATTCGTTCGTACTTGAGTCGAAGAATGTCATCTTATTTCCAGATCCATAGTCTACAGCAACAGATTCTATAACACAACGTCCAGATTCAAATAGAGTAACTAGTTCTGATTGATAACTATACAACATCAATTGAAAAGTACACATGTCTGGATAATCAAATAATTTGCTTTGCCCACTTCCAGCAATCAATGCGTCAAATTCAGCTCCAGTATACGTTGTATCAGCAGCTGCTCCTGCACCCGATTCATAATCGCTTCCACTTAATCCCAATCCACCATTTGATCTTGATAATTCATCATCATAAGTATTTCCATCATCTGTTGTATTTGTAGAATCTATAGCAGGACCGTTCCGAGGAGAAGATGCTAATCTAAATGTTTGTATAATATCTCGCATTGCTTGCGCTTCTACTAAACTAGTGGGCTTCATTGAAAATGGCAATGTAAATTGTCTAAACGTTGGTCCAGAATAAATCAACTGTTGAAAGTTGTTGAATACTTTTCTTTGCAAGTATTCAAAGTTTGCTTTTCCAGATTGTCCAGCAGAAGCAAATGCACCAGCAGCAGAACCAACCGAGTTCATTATTTGTTTTTGTAATGCCTCATAGAATCCGCCACCCATTCTTTTAATAACTGCGAGACCAGAATCGTCAGCTCCAGTAGAAGGACTTCCAAAAATGTTTGCTGTTGCGTTCCATGGATTGGATAATCCAGATTGAAACGTTCCGCCCATTTTAATATAAATAATTGGAGCATTTGTAAGATCATCGCCCAATGTATCTGTAAATTGAAATCTAACAACAGGAATTACAAACTCCGAACCAGCAAAATCTGTTCCAAAATTCAATTGACTAGCTGATGGATAACTCCATCCTCCGCTATTAACAGTTACCGTATTTAGTTGTGCAGATGTAGCCATTTTTTTCCTATCTAAATTATATTCTATTTATGTCATACAAAGGTAAATTTAAACCACAAAACTATCAAAAGTATAAGGGTGATCCGACTAAGATTATTTATCGAAGTCTTTTAGAGCGTAGATTCATGGTATATTGTGATACGAATGCGTCAATACTTGAATGGTCTTCAGAAGAAGTTGTCGTTCCTTATGTTTCTCCAGTTGACAATAGATATCATAGATACTTTGTTGATTTTTGGATGAGATATAGAGATAGAGATGGAAATCTAAAATCTGTTCTTATTGAAATAAAACCAGCGATTCAAACACAACCACCAAAAAGAAAAGACACTCCTACTGGTAGACCCACTAGAAGATTTCTAAACGAGGTAAAGACTTGGGGAGTGAATCAAGCAAAATGGGAAGCTGCAACCGAATACGCTAAAGATAGAAATTGGGAATTTAGAATAATTACAGACAAAGATTTAAGATAAATAGAATATATGGATATATTCGACAAAATTATACAACAGGGTTTGTTAAAAGGAATCGTGCCTGCAAAAAGCAAGGCTGCGAGAACTTGGTATCGAAACTCTGTTAAAAACTTAGCGTCAAATATTCCAGCTTCGCAAATGGAGAGAATGACAAATCCAACAAGAAAAGTCGGAACAATGGAAATTGGTTATATGTACGCTTTCGCTTATGATCCTAAGATGAAGAAAGAGTTGCCGTACTATGACACATTTCCATTAATCTTTCCTGTGAAGTTTGAGTCAGATGGATTTCTTGGAATTAACTTTCACTATTTACCGCTAATGCTTAGAGCGAAATTGATGGATGCTTTATATTCTACTTTGACAAATAAGAATTATGATGCTACGACAAGAGTTAAGATTTCGTATTCAATTTTGCAATCAGCTTCTAAGTATAGATATTACAAGCCTACACTTAAAAGATATTTGAGAACGCATGTTAGATCACAGTTTTTAGAGATAAACGTAAACGAATGGGACATTGCACTATTTCTTCCAACAGAATCATTTAGAAAAGCTGATACGAGAAGAGTGCATGAAGATTCTATCAAGAAACTATCGAGAGCATAGATGACAACTAGAATAAATGGATTCTTCAATATATCGGCATTCAAGAATGCAGTGGGAGCATCAGTTCGTCCAAACTATTTCATAGCTGAATTAGGCGGATACGAATTAAAGTCATTTGCTTTAGGTGCATATAAAATCAACGAAACGTTTAGTTTTAGATGTGAAAAAGCAGAATTTCCAGGAAAAACACTTGCAACAAATGAAGACATTGGTGGTGGTGGAACAACATTAAAACTTCCATATGATGTAACGTATGGCGACATTCAATTAAGTATCATATGCTCTGAAGATAAAAAAGAAAGAATGTTCTTTGACAATTGGATTGATAGCATAATTAATCCAGCAGGATATGATATTGCATTAAAAGATTCTGCTGGAAGTTTTACTTCAGTTACATCAATCAATCCAGGACTTGTTCAATATTATGAAGACTATGCAAAAGGAGTAAGACTTTCAGTTAAACAATTAAATGCAAAAGCTGAAGTAGTTATGAATTTTGTAATGCATGACATTTACCCAATTGCAATTTCTCCTATGAATGCTTCTTGGGATGAAATTAACTCTTATCAACGCTTTTCTGTTACACTCAACTATCGATATTATACACTACCTTTAGTGCTTTAAATTATTTCTTTTTTTGGAGATTATTATGCCTTTACCGAAAATTAATTCGCCTATCTTTGAATTGACTTTGCCGTCAACAAAACAAACCGTCAAGTATAGACCTTTTCTAGTAAAAGAACAAAAGATTCTTTTGATGGCTATGGAATCAAACGATCAAAATGCAAATCTGGTTGCAATCAAACAAATCATCAACAATTGTGCAATCGATAAAGTTGATGTAGAGAAGATGCCAACATTTGATTTGGAATATTTCTTTATCAATCTACGAGCAAAGTCTATTGGCGAAAGTGTAGAATTGCGTATGCGTCATCGTACTGGATACAATGATGAAGGTGCAGAATGCGATCACACCACACTTGTAAATATCAATCTAACAGAGATTGAAGTGGATCAAGAAATTGGTCACACAGACAATATTGTCATTGACGAAGAGAATCAAGTTGGAATTAAAATGAAATATCCAACACTTGATGCTGCAAGTCTAAAGCATCTAAGCAAAAAATCAAAGAATCAAATGGACGCCGCAATGGAGTCTGTTGTAAATTGTATTGAATACATTTATGATAAAGAAGAGATTTACAAGACTGAAGACATTACAAGAAATGAATTGATTGAGTTCATCGACAATCTTTCACAAGAACAGTTCATGAAAATTAATAACTTCTTCACTTCAATGCCTAAAGTCAAAAAAGAAATTGAATGGACATGTGGTGGTTGCGGGTCACACGATAAAGTCACACTAGAAGGAATGTCAAATTTTTTCGTATTGTGATGGGCAATGATAATTTAGCAAATTATTATAAAACTAATTTTGCTCTTATTCAGCATCATAAATATAGTTTAGAAGTGCTGGAAGAAATGATTCCTTTTGAACGTGATTTATATTTAATGTTATTGGCTCAGCACATTGAAGAACAAAATAACAAAATAGAAGCACAAAATCAACAGGCGAGGAATCGATGACAACTAAGCACCACCATAAAAAAGAAGACTGGATGAACAACAAATGGCGCCCAATGATGGGATGGTCATATATGGTAACTTGTATTGCTGATTTTATTATTTTTCCAATTTTATGGTCGGTACTTCAAGCAGTTCAACATGGTAATGTTTCAAGTCAATGGAATCCAATCACTCTTCAAGGCGCAGGACTATATCATCTAGCAATGGGTGCAGTTCTTGGAGTTGCTGCTTGGAGTCGTGGACAAGAAAAGATTGCTGGTGCTAGTACATTCCAAACAGCTATTGGTTCCCCATCGCCAATTCAACAGCAAAATACTTTTAGTTCAGAAAAAATCACAGACACATTAACTCCAGTCAATGATGTTAAACCATCAAGACCAGTAGTTAAAAAACCTGCGATTAATTCGAATCCCGATTCTGTTTTGGATAGAGGCTAATGGCATCAATAGGAAATTACGCAGCAGCTTTAGCTGAAGCTGCTAGAAAAGCTGCAAGAGGTTCAGCTACTGGAATAGGTGCAGCGATAAGGGGCTCCGCAACATCTGAAATGCCTGGTGTAACTGGTGCATATTCATTTGCTCAAAGTCTGAGAAATAGTGCAAACTCTCGCGCTGGAAGTAGTGGTGGTGGAAAAGGTGGTGGCGGTGGATCAGCTTCATCTAGCGGACCATCTGATAGTTCAAACTTCAATAGTGCTGTTGTTCGCGAATTGCAATTGATGAATGCGAATATTCTTGAACAAACTAGACTATTGCGATATCAAGTGGACTCTAATAGAGCGAAATCACAATTTGATGAAGAAAATGCTAGAGAACAAGCATTAAGAGATAGTAGACTACTAGACGCAATCAATAACATTGGTGCTAGTAGTGGAGGTCCAGCGGGAGGTGGTGGTGGTGATAATGGTAAAGGACTTTTAGATAAACTTGGTGGTATAGGTGGTGGTGCTGGTGGAAAGGGTCGCCGCGGAAGTATAAAGGGAAGAATAGTAAAGGGTGCTGGAATAGCTGGTCTGGGTCTTGGTGCACTATATGCATACAATAGAGTAGCTAATGGTGGAGAATCTATTTCTGAAGTCGCAAAGGATATGGCTCCAGGAGTTCTTGGTTCTACTATTGGTGGTCTTGTTGGAATGATTGGTGGTCCGATTGGAGCTGCTATTGGTGCTGCCGTTGGTGGAGCGATTGGTGATTCTGATTTTGGGCATAAGATGTTTGAAAAAGTTCTTCCAAAATTTCAAGAGTTGGGAGACACGATAGCTGGAAAGTTTAGTGTATTGCAAAATTGGTTTTCAAATTTTGATGTTGGTGCTATGGCATCAGGAGCATATAAAAGTGCTGTAGCTGGTGCTAAAGCAGTTGGAAGTGCCGTATCTGATGCAGCATCAAGTGCATATACAGGTGCTAAAGCTGGTATTTCATCTGCCGCAAGTTCAGTTAAAAAATATATAACCGGATCTACTCCTACTCCTACTCCTGCTTCTACTCCAGCCTCTACTTCTGCTTTTGCTACGCGACCAGCTTCATCATCAAATTCATTTGGAAAAAACGCATCAAAGAATGCTCTTTATGCTAAAGCATTTTTTGAAAGTCAAGGATGGTCTCCAGAACAAGCTGCTGGCATTGTTGGCAATTTACAAATTGAATCTGGAAGAGATTTAAAAATAAATGCAGTTGGTGATGGTGGAAAAGCATATGGAATTGGACAGTGGCATCCAGATCGTCAAGCGACATTTGAAAGAGTATTTGGTAAACCTATAAGACAATCTAATCTCACAGAGCAATTACAATTTATTCAATGGGAATTAAATAATACTGAACGAAAAGCTGGAAAGGCTTTAAAAACAGCAACAACTGCTGAACAAGCCGCTGTTATTTTTGATCAGAAATATGAAAGATCGAGTGGAGCTGCCGTTGGTCAAAGAGCATTAATGGCTGCAGGATTGATGGGAACTACTTCAAGTATTTTTGATAATGTAAAATCAATAGCTAAAGAAACATATGAAAATGTAAAGACTGGTGCTGGATCAATATTAGAAACCACTAAAGCAAATGTAGATCCTGCTGTTCAAGTTTTAGGTCAAAAATTAGAAGAAGTTAGAAAAGAGATTAGAAAAGCATCAAATGTTGCTATAGGTGTAGCAACAGCAATTGGTAAAGATACAGCAAATAATTTTAAAAATCTTGTACAAAGTAGTGCAAGAACTGCAAATGCGGTTGCTCCTAGAAATAAACCGATTCGTCCAATACTAAAGACACCAGAACAAATCATTGCAGAGACTAATAAGAACTTTGCAATGCAATTTCAAAAGATTGCACCAAGAGCAATTAGTCTCGCATTAAGACAAACATTGTTTCCAAAAGGTATTGGTGTAAGTCAACAGGCGGCTGGTGGTGCATTATTCCGTGGACAACAATTAAATAGTATTTTCGGTGTTGGTAGAAGTGTAAGCAAATTAGCGACAAGTCTATTTGGCAAACAATATGGCGGAATGCTCGCACCAGCACTCAATAATTTAGCAACAGGATATCTTGAAGCAGGTGCTCGCGCTGGAGGAAGACTTCTATTTGGTATGATCGGTGGAATGAATGCTGAAAAGAGTAACATTCTTACTGGTCAGATTCTTGGTAATTATGCTAGAGGTAATAAGAAACTAGCTGCTGAACAATTGATATTCGGCACTACTGGAGTCTCAACTGGCTACGAGACTGTCTTTGCAAAATATGGATTTAAAAATCCAATGCAAGGAATTGAGTACATGGCTAATACTCTTGGCTCTGCTGGTAGTGATTATGTAAATCAATTTATGAATCCTGGAGCAAAGACTACGGAATATATTGATCCCAGAACTGGAAAGAAAGTTAGCTTAAATAGTACAACATCATTTAATGCTGATGCTTATGGTAGAATTGGAGATGTAAGTTCGACTGGTGCTACGATTCAAAATGTTCCAGGCGGCGATAAAGCAATTACAACAACTGATATTGAATCTGCAAAATTTGCAGCAGATCAAGCATATCGTGATGAATTGATCATCGCGGGAATTGGCGACACAAATAGAATTCTAGCTGAAGGTCGAACTGGGTCTGGATCGACTGCTGGTGGAACATTGGGCGTCGGTGGTGCTCGTGGATTTTTTGATACTGGTGGTCCGTTAGCACAAGTCGGCAATATGGCTTTTGATCTTGGTAGAGTAGCGGTGACTCAAAATGCAATGAAAGCATTAGGAGTCAAAAACCCATACATGCAAATGCTTGCAAATTTTGCAATCAATCAAGGTTTAAAATATGCTGGTCAAGCTGCATATAGTGCTGTGTTTGGAAATGCTACATTTACTCAAGCTGCTGGGCAAGCTGCTGGATATGTTTCAAATCTTCTTGGATTTGGTGGAACGCAAACTGCGGCACCAATTGTCGATCTTGCTGGAACTGGATATGCTGGTGCAGCTGGTGCAAGTTATGCTGGAGGTGCGAGTGCAGGAACAGTGGCTGGATTTGAGTCTGGAGTTGGAACTATTGGTGCAGCTGTTCCTCAAACCGCTTTAGCTGGTGGCGCGGCTGGTGCTGGTGCTGGACTAATGGAAGCTGCCTCAGCATTAGCAATGAATCCAGCCACATGGATTGTGGCGGGGTTCCTTGTTGTGGGCTCATTGATTATGGGAAGTGGTGGTGATCCAAATCCAACAATTCAAAGAATACTTTGGAACGCTGACAATAATGATATTGCAAAAATAACAACGAACTGGACACTTGATTGGGGACAATTAGATCAAAATGGACAAGTCGCTTGGATTGCAGTTTGTGATCAAATGTTAAAAATTGCATTCAATGCTGCAAAGGCATTTCAAGTGAAAGCTGGAAGTCTTGGTACAAATATTGGAGCATTCGATTATATTGGTACACAAATTAACAAATTTGGAGTTATCATAGCATTCTATAGAGGCACTCCACAAGCGCCTCTTGGATCATCTATTGATCAAATTGACTTTGGTACTCCAGAAGCATATTCTAAATTAAATGCTAATGAAGTTGCAAAACGAATTGTTAAAAAAGTTGAAGAACTTTATAAGAAAGGTGTCACATATGACGCTAAATTAACTGAAGAACTTGGAAAGACAGCTGAATCATTACAGAAAGTTTCTTATAATACAATTGCTTCTGGACTATTGTCTGCAACGGCTGGGCAATTAGATACTTCTATAAGTAGAGCCACTTATGTGCAGCCAGAAGAAGCGCGAGGTCCTACAGATTACAATGAGGCTGGCCCAGTTGGTGGAAGTCCTCGTGGAGTGTTTAATGAAAAAACAGGTAGTTGGGTTATTGATGCTCCAGACAATGTAGTTGGATATGATAGAAATGGAAATCCAATTTACGATTTAAATTCTGATAGAATGTTAAGTGAAGCAGACTTTAAAACAAATCTTGCTGATATTCAAGCAATCGTTCCTTCAGCAACTGCAACAAACACTGGAAACTATATTGCAGCAGCTTCTGCAGCGGCAGCTATAGCAGCAACAAATGCAACATCTGGATCATCAGGTGCTTCTGGTGGAAGCACCGTTGTTGCTGGAAACAATAGTAATAACACAACAAATAATACTACTGTCGTTCGACAAGTATCTAGTGTTGATGTTTTAAGAGGAATGACTACTCAAACTGCACTTCCAGTAACTGGATAAAAAAAAGGAGAGCAAATGCTCTCCTTTCACATAATATAAGTTTAAAATTAGTCTTCTGCTAATTTCTCAAAGTAACTTAAAGATTCGTCATCGTCATCTTCGGATGCGTCAGCAACAGTTTTCTTTGTTTTACTTGCTACTGGTGCTGCTGCTGGAGCACTCTTTGCAACGATAGAAGAGATTGAATCTCCATCGCTACCGCTATCAAGACCAAGAACTTTATTGAGTTTAGCTTTCAATTCATCATATGATTTGAAATTCTTTGGATCAAGAAACTCTGACAATGCGTGTTCTTGTTTCCAAATGTTCTCGAGGTCATCATCATCTTGCGACAAAGGACCCGGACGATCAAACTCAGACTTGTCGTAGTTTTGATAGCCTTCAACTTTACGAATCTTCAGTTTGAAGTTAGCGCCTTCCCAAAGATCGAATGGATTCGTTGGTGCTTCATCTTCAAATTCAGGATTCATCAAATCGTTTAGCTTGTCGAAGATTTTCTTACCAAATTTATATAAAAAGACTTTACCTTCGTTCTCTGGATTAGATGGATCTTTAACAACATAGATGTTGCTAATATATTGCAACTTACGCTTCTGCTTACGCGCAACGTCTTTGTTTGAATCGATGCCGGAGTTCCAAAGAACAGTGTTGTGTTCTGAGACTGGATCTTTTTTGTTTATTGATGTGAGGGAATTTTCAATATACCATCCACCAGGACCCTGAAAGGAGTGTGTATAATATTGAATCCAGGGAACGTCTTCGCCTTCTGGTGCGGGAAGAAAGCGGATTGTTGCGAAACCGTTGCCAGCTTTATCTACTGTGGGTTTCCAGAATCGAAGGTCTTCGTATGATTTTTTACCTTCTTCTTTGTTTGAGAGTTTAGAAACTTCTTGTGTTAGTTTCTCTAAGTCCTTGTTGCGAGACTTCTTTAGATCTGCAAATGATGATGCCATAGTGTGTTACCTCGTATTAAAATGTATAAATGTGTATTTACTGCGTACTTAAAGTATATGTAGATTTCTCTACAACTTTATTTATAAGGCTTTGTGCCTTATTCTTTGGCAATACTAATGCACAAAGTGTTTTGTTGCTTTTAGTATTAGTATTGAGTTGTCGTTTTGTTGTGGTTGTTGATTGTAGAAGAACTGGAATCATTGTTCTTCGATTTTCAATGGACCAGAAACATTGATTTCGCAATCGACAGACATCCATCCGTCTTCCTCTAATCCCCATGTACCATCTTCTTCATAGATTGAATTGAATGCTTCTCTGTCTTCTTCTGGCATGTTGCTTGGAAATACCCAATCTTCCCAAACACCATCTTGTGTTTCGAAATCAAATACATCACCAAAGTCTTCGTATAGATCAGTTCCGACACTTGAATCATATGATGCTAACCATTGTTCAATGGTAAGATCATCTGGTGCTGGTACTGTAAACGTGCCCCATCGCCAACCCATGTTTTGTTTAACCATGTAGTCGCCTTTTCTCCAATAACAAATGTCATTGATACACTTTTTGTGTTCTGGAGTAATCACCCAAACTTTGTCATTTACTTCTGGTTCCATAAGTTTAATCATCCTCTTCTAGTGGCAATCTTGCTTTTTGTGGAATCAATCTAGCTTTCATTGCTTCGCTTTCAATCGTCGCTTTCATCTTTGGCGTAATGAGTGCTGCCGCAGTTTCTACTTCAATTTTCTTCCGTTCGCAATATTCTAGAATTGTGTCTAACATTGTAATCGGTTGTAGCTGTTTTTGCAAGGATTTGATTTCTCCTTCAAACTCTTTCTGAGTTAGAATTTTAAGATTCATAGTTTTCCTATTGAAGAAAGGATAAGTATAACAGACTCTTACGCCGAAGTCAACATTGCATTTACCACGCGAGTGTAATCTTGCCAGACACTCTCTTTGCTATACGCTTTATATAATGGCTCTAGAGGAGTAGTTCCATTTGCAATAATCTGCTTGATACTACTATTCTCAATCAATACGCTTGGTTCCAGATCCCAATAGTTCCGCATCTGATGGCTTCTCGTTACCGCGATTGGTCGCTTTGCTGCCAATGCATAGTCTGGACTACTTGCTAATCCACATCCATCTAAGTAATCATAGAAATAACAATTAATTGTGTTTTGTGCTAATAGATCGATAATTTGTTGCGTATCTAAAAGGTCGTGTGTAATAATAACATCAATTCCTGGTTTTGTGATGATTTGCTTCACTTCGTTTACGCGAGCATATGCATTGCTGCCTTTGTAACCGTGAATCAAATCTTCGTAGAATCCAAAAGGAATATGCAATCTTAGTGTTGCTTCATCAAACTCTTCTTGCACCTTATGTGCGAGTCTAGCGATACCTTTGTGTGGAGGTCCGAAGCCTTGAAATCCAATGATTGGTTTTTCTGGTTCAACATAAGATACTGTTGGTGCTCCGGGCAATAAACGATTCGTTGTAAATACATGCTTCGTTTCTTTCACGCTAGGATCATCTGCGATGATGAATTGCCAACCATGATTTGCTTCTGGTCTAAATGAATCAGCAATTGGCTGACTCATGTCATGCATGATTCTTGCATGTTTGATATGTGGAAATGGTGCTCGCATTTGAGGATGATCCATCCACGGAGTAGTGCCTGGAGCATAATTGTAAATCACAACTTGCGGATCAAACGACAAAATTCTTTCTTGCGTTTCATGCATACTATCTGTGTAGATCATATCGAAATGCAATTCTGGATGTTGCAATAGCACTTTACCAGTCACATCACCCATCAAGCCAATTCCACAAGCAGCCTTTGCTCCAAGTGTCTGTGTAACAAATAGAACTTTAGTTTTCATTTTTGTTTTCCCACTTGCTCATAAATCCAGCCGTATGTAGTCTCTAGACCTTCGCGAAGATTTTGTTCTGGAGACCAATTCAATTTTTCTGCAATCAATTCATTGTTGCTATTGCGACCACGAACACCAGTCGGACCATCAATGTGTTTCTTGCGAATTGTCTTACCAGCAATTTTCGCAACAAGATCGACCGTATCATTAATGCTAATCATTTGATCTGCGCCAATGTTTACTGGACCATGAAATGTTTCACTCTGCATCAAACGGCGAACAGCTTCAACGCATTCTCCAATGTATAGAAAACTTCTTGTTTGTTCTCCGTCACCCCAAATTTCAATTTCATCACCGTCTTTCGCTTTTGCAATCTTTCTACAAACAGCGGCAGGAAACTTTTCTTTGCCGCCATCCCATGTGCCGTACGGACCAAAGATATTGTGAAACCGCGCTACTTTGTTTTGCATTCCATGTTGACGATTGTATGCATGAAATAGTCTCTCTGAGAATAATTTCTCCCAACCATACTCTGAGTCTGGGTGTGCTGGATAAGCACTTGCTTCTCTACAGTCTGGGTTCTCATTCGTAGACTGCAACTCTTCGTTATAAACGCAAGCACTACTGCTAAAGAATACTTTTTTGATTCCCATCTCTTTGCATCGATGGAGTACGTTTAGATTAATGCTTGCGCTATTATGCATAACGTCTGCGTCATAAAGATTCGTATTGATATATCCAGCGCCACCCATGTCTGCAGCCAGCTGATACACTTCATCGAAATGTCTATTGATGACACGCCGAACTTCGCTTTGTTCTGTTAGATCCGCAAGAAAAAATTCATCTGCATTTAGATTTTTATATTCGTGCGTTTTCTTATCTGCAGCACGAACATAATATCCTTCACTCTTCAATCGGCTAACCATATGTCCGCCGATGAATCCTCCACCACCTAATACTAATGCACTTTTCATTTTTCGATTATACCCTCATAAAGATTTAAAAGATTAGTTGGATTCCATGCGTCGTAGAATTCCTGAAGTGGCTCAACACCAGCAGCAATTATATCTTTAATTGATACTTTTGTCAAATCATTAAAATCTCTTCTCACATGTGAAAGGAAACTAGAATGATTCACACCAAAAGGTTTTCTTGATGCTAATGCACGATCAACAGATCCAGAGACACCAGGAACATCTGGAGTCTGATACCAATAAAGATTGATATCGTTTTGATTTAGCCATGAGATTAGATTTCTTTTTGAGAGAAAATCTCTAGTGAAATTAATTTTCACATTGCTATTTGCAAGTTCCAAACATTGATCCACTAATGCGCCAGAGAGTTTTCCGCTTGGATCAACAAATACTCCATCAGAAACATGCAGATTTAGAATTACATCTTCTGTGAATTGTTCATTGATTAATCGAATCAATGTTGGTAGGTCTTTAGTCCGATTACCAATTCCACTAGTTCCAATGCGAATAGTTCCTTCAGGCTTTCTATATTGAATGTCATCATAGTATGTAATTGGAGGAATTCCAGCAAACTCGCCTGATGCAAGAAAATCATTAAGATCGGCGTTTGGATCTGTATGTATGTAATGATCAACACCAGTGAATGTGTTTAGATGCTCATGTCCGAAGATTACAATCTGCTTTACAAGACCAGAATTTTTAATTGGACGAGTGATTCCACTATTCAACCAATTCATTGTGTGTGGATGATGATTATAGATGACTGCTACTGTGTTATTTTCTTCGTTTTCTATGTGATTGAACAAATCATCTTTGTTGTTTGTCGCAAGAAAAGTAAATTCGTATTTCTTTGAAGTCTTTAGAATTTCAAAGACAGAATCAGCATATTGATAGATGCCACATTCTTTAGATTCGCCAGTAACTAATAATACATTTTTCATTCAAATAACTCCACAGTGGACTTTTTGTAATTTGCATACGATGGATATTGTATTAGATTTTCACAGATTTCAATTGCTTTATTATCATCAATAGTATCACTAAAGAATGAATTTGCTAAGTATTCACCTTCACCCATCAAACAATCTCTCATCTTATGCGAAAAGCACATGAATGTTTTTTGATAGTTATTCATGTTTTCTTTGATATGTGCGTAAGTGAATGGTCCACTATTCTTACCAATAATCAACTTAGCAAACATGCTTAGAAATGCAATTTGATTTAGATTTCCAATAGGAGAAGAAAACAAATAATCCGTACATGTTACGTTTGGTAATTTAACATCAACTTTATGTGTAATGAGAAACTCTTTTTCTGGAAATTTTGTAGCAAGTTCAAAAATAATATTTCGCATATCGCCCATGCTACTCTGTTCGCTTTGTTGAACGCCGTTACAAATTAAAATGATTTCTTTAGGATCAACTCTAAGCAAATAGTTATTTGCTTCTGTAAGATCGAACTTTTGAAAATCGATAGAGGGGTGATAGTATGAATAATCACCCTTCATTTCTAGATTCAATGCTTGATAAAACTCTTTCCACATATCATGCAAACAATGAAAGTTTGCATGATCTTTTTCTTTTAGATGCTTACCAATCCAGCAACCAACCCAAGTGTTGATGTAAAGAATGTTTTCTACTTGTGCGAGTGGAGTAAACGTACCAATCGGATGAATTGAACTTAAAGGAACATGCTCACAATTCAAATCAGAAATAATGTTCGGATGATTATCATGAGCATATTTGAAAGTGATTCCGTTAGGGTATCTTGAAATGATATCCCTAACGTATTCTTTATTGATAAAGCAGTCACCATTTCTCCAACGATTGAAGAATGTTACATTAGTGATGTTCATTTAGAGATAATTTCAAAAACTGGACAAGGAACGATAAACGCACCGCCAGCATCCAGAAATGCTTTCTCTCTTACTTGAAACTCGCTAATGAAATGCCAGGGAAGAACCAAAGCATAGTCTGGCTTTGCTTTTCGCATTTCATCTTCGCTAATGATGGGAATGTTTGAGCCAACTGTCTTGTATCCAAACTTGTATGGACTACGTTCTGCAATTGCTGTAACATGCGTATGATCAATACCAAAGTATTGTAGTAATGTATTGCCTTTGGTGCTTGCGCCGTAGCCATATACGCTCTTACCTTTGTTCTTTGCATTGTCAATGAATTCAAGAACATCAACTTTCAAATCATCAAGTCGGTGCTTGAATGAATTCCAAATTATTGGACTTGAAATGTCGACCACATTGTTCTCATAGTTTAGAATTGTTTCTACACGATAGTCGCAAACATCACGCAATGGTGAGCTGCCGAAACTACCGACTGACGCACTTTCTTTTTGGAAATAAATTCTAAAACTTCCGCCGTTGGTGTCATTCAAACTACAGTCAACAACTTTAAAGCCATGCTGAGAGAACAACTTATTAATACTCTTCAGATCATAGTAGTAAACATGCTCATGGCAAATGTTATCAAATGCTAGTTGGTTAATCATCAAAGGAGTATAACTCATTTGAAGAACTGCAACACCATCATCATCAAGAACATCATACATGTCTTTTACAAATGGATGTGGATCATCTAGATCATAAAACATTGCAATGCAAGTAATAACTTTTGCTTTCTTTCCACCAAATTTAGTTCTTTCCCATGCAGATTTACTAAAGTAATCTTGCACAACTGTAGCGACTTTGCTACTCTCTACATAGAATGAATCGTCACAAGGATCAATACCAACTTTGTTTAGATTATCTGGAACTGCTTTCAATAGTGTTCCATCATTACATGCAATGTCAAGCCAAATGTCATTGTCTTTCAACTTAACGCGGGATGTGATTTCTTTTACGATACCTTGCAATTCAAGCGTCATGCTTGTATTTATTGCGCTACGATACCAATATTTGCCCCACATAGTAGATGGTGGAGCAATATCTTTTGGATCTAAACGTGGTGCGCCCAATTCTTCATCAAGATACAAATCAAGACTATATTTTTGACGACCTTGCATTTCGCTATCGTCTTTGATGAAATCACTTACATAATGATTTCCAAGTTCAAGTAGTTTTTTCATTAGTTTCTCCATGGTAAGACTTTTCTTCAATCAATTCAGAATTGCAAAGTAAATTAATTTCTTTCTTAATTCTTGCACGTTCATCATTAGTTTTTGGAATCAACTTAGCGACATTGATAAAGTGTTCGCCATAAGATTGTGCAGCAATCAGATCACGAATATCATCTTCAAGATTCCAGATTTTGTAATTGACAACAAACAGTTCATTGAAAAGTTTATTAACAGTATCTTTCGTTTGCTTGTATGTATCTAGGGAAATTAAAAGACGATGTTCTTTATCAATATTGACAAGTTTCGCTTCATCTTTGATTTCAAGCATTTTGATTTGAAGAATCGTAATTCGATCAAACAAATCGCCAATGCTTCCAGGAATATACACAGCTCCAGCAGGCGGAGATTTGATTAGAGTTTTTTCCAACGAACCAAATTCTCTTTTGTAAACTGTTTTACCTTTATCAGGACTTTCGTAGATTTGCATTTTTTTGTTTCTCCATTTCACTTTCACACATTTCGAATACCAAGTCTTTGAACGTGTACTCTGGCTTCCAGTCTAACACTTTCTTAGCTTTACTGCAATCGCCGAAAATCGTTGGCACTTCTGCTGGACGATAGAACTCTTTATTGACTTCAATAATTTTCTGACCAGTAGAAACATTGATACCGATCTCATTCAAACCTTCGCCACGCCATTCAATTTTGAATCCGAGGTACTCTGCAACATCTTCACAAAAATCGCGAACTGAATGCTCTTCATCGCTGGAGATAACATAATCATCTGGCTTGTCTTGTTGTAGCATTGCCCACATTGCGCGGACATAATCTTTAGCGTGACCCCAATCACGGCGAGCATTTAGATTGCCCAATTGAAGAATTGGTTGCAAGCCTAAATGGGTACGAATCATTCCTTGAACGATCTTTCGAGTAACAAACTCTGGTCCACGTCTTGGACTTTCGTGATTGAATAAAATTCCATTACATGCGAAGAGATTGAAACTTTCGCGATAGTTTACAACAATCCAATAGCCGTAGAGTTTAGCAACAGCATATGGTGAACGTGGATAGAATGGCGTGGCTTCAGTTTGTGGAGTCTCTTTTACTTTGCCATACAATTCACTTGTTGATGCTTGATAAAATTTTACTTGTTTCTCTTTTGAGAGAGTCTTAACAGCTTCAAGCAATTTTAAAACACCGATTGCGTTTGCGTCACCAGTGTATGTTGGGCAATCATAGCTTACGCTAACGTGGCTTTGTGCGCCGAGATTATAAACCTCATCTGGCTTCACTTTAAAAACAATAGACTCTAGATTTGCAGAATCTGTCAAATCGCCATAATGAAGTTTAAGTCTATGTTGAATGGATTCAATGTTGCCGACATTGATTCCTGTACTTGAACGTCTAACAATTCCATGAACCTCGTATCCCTTATCAAGTAGAAGTTCTGCGAGATAACTTCCGTCTTGACCAGTAATACCAGTAATCAATGCAACTTTACTCATAATTTTTCACCTCTAAAGAAAAACATTATTCTAACATACAACTATATATCTAGCAAATTTTCTCAAACAATAAATAATAAAAACGGAGAAAATATGGAATTTACCGACATTACAACTATAGTAGCAGACGTTGGCTTCCCAATCGCAGCAGCGATAGCTGCTGGTTATTTCGTATTACTCTGTCTCAAATTCATTCTAGCTGGAGTCACCTCTTCTATCAAGTCATTAGAGGAGATTACAAAAAGTTTGGATAAACGAATCGACATAATGAATTCCGAAGTAGAAAGAATTGACATTAAGATATCTCATGCTTTAGGATTACAACCTAACTTTGGTAGAATTGCGAGGGCCCATTATAGTGACCTTAGAAAAGACTAGGATCAATAACCAATGCCAAATACTAATAGGCAAACACACCATCGAAAACAGGCGCCTGCGTCTAAGCCAGTCGAAGCACCTTCAGACAAGAAAGCACACACTGCTGGCGTGGGCATTCTTCTTATCCTCCTCACTAATTATCAAGCTGAAATTAAACAAGTCTTTTCAGCAATCATGAAGGCTTTAACATGAATGCATTTCTTAACAAAATCTTTGAATACAAAAAACTACCATTTATTCTTGGTGGTCTAATATTTGCTTCTTCTCTTGCACTTCTCTCTGTATTCAAAAATGCAGAATCTCAACTCACTCAACTAGATAATGCACGAAAAGTTGCAAAAGAAATGTCTAAGAGTTCTGATGATCTTACTGCATATGCACGATACTACGTCACTACTAAAAACGATAAATGGAAAAGCGAATTCGAAAAAGTTCTTCTCGTTCGGTCTGGTGAAATACCAAACGATGAAGGCGTTAAAAAATCTTTTAAAGATAAAGTCAAAGAAGTTGGATTTGAACAGGCAGAACTAGATCTAATTCTAAAGTCAGAACATCTATCTAATGAACTCGCTAAACTTGAGATCAAAGCATTTAAGAATATCGAAGAATATAAATCAGAAAAAGAACCCGAAAAGAATGCAGAGAAACTAGGCATTCTTGCAGTACAGGCAGAGATCGCTATGTTTGGTGATGAATACCAAAAACATAAATTCCTCGTGATGGACACTGCTAACGAATTCTACAATACAGTCCACACAAGACTCAATTCTGCATATAAGAAATCAATGACGATTGCATGGATTCTTATCACGGTGATTAATGGATCTCTCCTGATGTTAATGATCTTTATTCAGCATGGACAAAAGATTGTGAAGAAACCCGTTGTGCGTCGAAGAAAAGCAACTCCTAAGGCAGAGTAATGCAAATCGTTGAACTAATCAACAAATATGGTTTTCCTATCATTGCAGCGTTTGGTCTAGGATACTTTGTTCACTATACATGGATTTGGGTGACGCTAGAAGTCAAACCAGTAGTTACTAGTGCAAACAAATCACTAATTGATCTCATTGATAGAATAAGAAAACTTGATAATGATTTAATTAGACTCAATGAAAAAGTCGATACTGTTCTTCAGCTTCGTGGTAAAACGATTGAAATTGAAAGAGCTGAAGCTGAAAAACATATCAACAATAAAGATCAAGCATAGAAAATGTGTTTGCCTATTTTGGCAAGCACTTTCTTATTCCATCTAGGATTTACATAATTGGCATGATAATAAAGAGCATTGTCTAGCTTCTTTATTCTATGCCCACCAACAAGAATTCTATACGCAGCTTCTTTAGATGCGATAAATTCTTGTGAATCATATCTCATAAGCCGACTCTTCTTTTCACACACCCAAGAGAATTGGCATGTTTTGTTAACTTTTTGATAGACTGTTTTGCAAACAGTATTACCAAACTTACCAGATTTAACTCTATTAATAGTGACTTGCGCGACTGCAAGTTTACCCTCAAAGGATTCTGTTGCTGCTTCGTAATATATGTTTTGTGCTAAACAATTGATTTGCTGTTCTGTACTAGGAGTTGTCAACTGATATTTGCTCTCTATAATTCCACTATCTACTGATATCATTAAACCAAAAAATAAAAAAGATCCTAGTAAGACTTTTATAGTCTTTAGTAACATCTACTTCCTTGTCGAGTTTTGAAAATGGTAGGTTATTCTGTTACGAGGAAACCCACCGAAACCCTAAGCAGTGTTTAGGCTGCTAATCTGTATTCGCTATCATTTGCGTTTACTTGATTTATTTTTAACGACTGATATGTCGAGTAGCCAATCAATGTACTTATTACTCCGTCGAATCTAGTCAAGCCCATCAGAAGCATACTGTTTGGAACTTTTATTGTGAGCATTGTTATCTCATTCACCAGTAGACAATACACTTCTGGTGGACTTGGTGGGATTCGCACCCACGTCCGAAATACCTTTCTAAAAATCAGTTTACTACCATTCAGAATATTTAGTATATCATTATTTTACAAATGGTGCAAGATTTGGTGGTCTCCATCCTTCTGGCTTTAGCACTTTGCCATCCTCACGTTTGCGAACTTTTCCTGTGTCTTTATCTATTTTATCATAATTACTTCTTGCAACTTCATACCATGCGCCATTAACATCATATCCTTTCATAACGCAATAGCCAAGAATAACCCAAATCATATCCATACACGCATCAAGTTTTTCTACTTCATCATCTTTATTGTTTGCTTGAATGAATTCATTAAACTCTTCAACAATTAGATTTCGATATAGACTTGCATTTGCTTTAGTCTTTTCTTGATCACAAGCATTAATAAAAATACGAACATCATCATACATTTTACTCATATAAAACTCCATCATATGCTTCACGGTAAGAAATAAAATCTTTAATATAGTCATCACGCTTTTTAATAAAAACTTGCGGATGATCTGAATCAACTGCAATCATAATAACTAATTGAGTAACTGGAATTCCAGTACGTTCTTCATACATGACTGCATAAGCAGAGCATTGCATGAAGTAGTTTTTAATATTAGCTTCTTTCTTTTGTTTAGAAGATGTTTTAAAATCAATGATTGAAAGTTTATTGTCATACTCTGCAATGCAATCAACACGACCAGCGACTCTCAAATGATGTGAATACAGAGGAATCTCAATCGCATGGATGTTATTGATATGCTCATCCATGAGTGGCTGCAATGATTTGAACATTACAAACGAATCTGGAATTGCTTTCTCTGCATACTTTTCTGAGTTATTCAGATAGTCTTCACAGATTTTATGCACTCTTGTTCCACGACTCGAGGCTTTAGTAGATATTCGATTTGCTTCCTCTTCGCCAACTCTTTTACGCCAAGCAATAATATCTGCTTTGGTGTGCTGTGATGTAATTGTGGTCACCGACGGATATAATTGCCCGTCGGGAGTTTTATAGAATCTTTTACCATTTACGGTTTCAGTTTCTAAATCATAGTCAATTGCACATGGCACATGATTAAATTTCACTTTGCATAATCCATTAATTTTGTATTGTGTCTTCGTATTGTAGTTTTTGATTCATTTTGCATTTGTGCCCATGATATCTAGCATAATTTCTTTCGTCCATTTGAATGTCGCAATGGGGACACGTTTTCTTTGGTCTATTTTTACTAATCTCTTTCATTTTTTCTATTTGTTCTGGTGTTTTTATTTTTCCGGTATTCGGATGAACATAATTAGGATCATTAAAAGTTTTCATCATAGATTCACGATGATTTCTCACATGTTCTTCTGATTGTTTTTTACCTTTTAATGCCTCACTAACAGAAATTTTTTGATTATCACTTTGTTTTTTTCCATACATTCCCACTTTTTTATCTTTATGTAATTCTTTGACAATTTTACTCATTTCTAATGATCTAGATTTTGCTGAATCTGATATTTTTTTACAAGTCGATTCGTATAATGGATTATCTTTTTTTAATACTATAGCACCACCATAACCTCCCATCGCAATATTATAATAATCATCACTAAGAACTACATCAGAAGTAATTAATTCTGCTTCTTTTAAATTCATTTCTTCCTCATTATCAAAAATGAAGAGAATTTCTTTAATAAAATTTTCATCGCCATATTTTTTAATTGCATTAAGCAACATTAAACCAGATCCAAGATATTTGTCATTTAGATCTTCGGTTTGATGTTTTCCAATATACATTTTGCCATTAATTAAATTTGTTGTCTGATATATTGTATAGAACATATACTATCTCCGTAAGAGTCATATTATATTCTATTTATACAAAATTTCACTTTAGGTGAGATTTTTCATATTCATCATCGTTAAATTGTGTTTCTGCAATAATCCAATCTCTAACCAAACTTGAACGAACAATATCATCAATAGTAAATTCTATTCTTGTATGACATTTCATTCTAGAAGCAATTTCAAGAAATTTTTTAACTCCAGAAATATCATTTTTATTTTTTAATAAATCTGTCTGACGATAATCTCCACAAAAAATAATCTTAGACCTATAACCAACGCGAGTAATTACAGTCTGTAATTCTGAATAGTTGCAGTTCTGCATTTCGTCAACGATAATGATAGCATCATCAAATGACATACCGCGAATGAATGAAGTAGAAATGAATTCTACATAACCTTGCTCTGAAAGTCTAGCCCATGCGTCTTTACGTCCAAAGATTGTTTGGCAAATCTGTTGATATGGTTGCTGATAGATTTCCATCTTTTCGGTAACATCGCCAGGCAAATGACCAATCTCTCTTGATTGAACAGCGGAACGAACGACAATGATTTTATCAAATGGATTGTTCTTGTCAAGAACTTCCATCAATGATTTATACATTGCAATGAATGTCTTTCCTGTTCCAGCAACACCATGCAATGCTACGAAATAATCACCTCTATCATATGCATCAAAGAATAGTTTTTGATTCTCTGTTAGTGGCTCAAACTTCTTTGCATCATCAAGTTTTAACTTCAATGTGTTATTAACTTGTCTTGGTGCTTTAGTTGTTTGTGGCCCAGAAATTTCCAATTCATCTGATTGCGGAATTTTTGGTACAGACGGTTTTCTAGCCATCGAAGACCTCTTTCTAGTATTGTAATGAAGGGCTCCAACATTAGAATGTATTTACATTCCCCTTAGGATGTGCAGCTTTAGCTTTAGCTAGAACTTCTCTAAATCCGTTGTCTGGTTTACGAACTCCCAATCGGATTGGATCACCTAATGCTGGAGGGCTTAACATAACAGATTCGAATTGAGGATTCTCTTTTAGAAAATCATCTTTCTCACTCATTTTAAAGATTCTTTCGATTATCTCTCCAGATTCTTTATTTCTAAAATTATAAGTTGGCATTATTAATTCCTTGCGTAAACCAATTTGGCGCAGGACGTTTAGTCCATCTTGCAATGCGCGCCTTTTCATGTATATAGTATTTTTTGTAGGATATAATTGCGTCTCCGTTCACTTTGTATATATCTGGCATTGCAGGAGTTGGCTCAGACCAACCTTCTGTACCAATATTCTTAGGCACATTCTTGTATAGAACAAAGCATAAACCTGTACGTTCTACTTTATGCACCTTCTCATATCGATAAGTATACTCTTCGCATAGATCAATTAGAAGATTACTTAACCAAATATAATTCTCTTTAGACTTTCTTGCCCATATAGCGGATGGATGATTCTTGTGGGTTGCTTTATACATGATTGAATCATGCAGCGGATCAGCAAGCACATTGTCAATGCCATCTAGTGTACGATGCGCTGTTGATAACAATTGTCCATATTCAAGAATCATCTTAACTACATGCTTGTCTAGATGCATTCTAGCGCAATTCACCGTGTCTTTATCTAAGTAAAAGATATTAATTTTGTTTTCCTCTTACAAATGAAAAGTGGCGAATAGATCGCCACTGTGTCTCATCAATAGTTGTCATCAATAAATTTCGCGACTATTGGGCGAATAACCTCTTCGGTCAATTCGGTAGCGGCAATGATGTAATCAATAACTTCATTGCCAGTTAAACCGAGATCCCAAGCAGTTAGTATTAGGCTTTCAACTAATGGTATCGTGTCTTCTTTACGTCGTAGCAACATAATCTTCTGCGTACTGACGATCTTCATAGTCAGTTACGTCCGTGTCAATTTCATCCAAAATATCGATTGGTCCGCTTACGCTAACCATGTTCGACATTGCTGTTTCGAGCGAATCCTCTTCAAACTGAGGAATCTCTACAACCTTAGCTGGTTTCACTTTAGCAACTTTGGGTGCTTTCGCAACCTTCGGTGCTTTGGGAGTAACAGCTTTAGGCACTTTGGGCTGAACTGACTTCGGATTAGATTCTACTTTCGTAAATGTTTCTGCATCAAATCCTTTAGCAGCAATCCATTCACGCATTTCTTGAACATTCATTAATTCGTAACCAACAACATTACGACCATCTCGGTGTGTTTTGATTATCGCACCACGCTTCTTTGCTCGCCAGAGTTCTGTCGAAATCCGATACATGCAATCATATTGCAAATCTGTTTCAATCTGATTTGGACTACAAACCCAACCGTCACCACATTTAGCCATAAGGATGATTAGACGTTCGCAAGTACGGGGTGCTTTAACTTTAGCCATGATTAAATTCCTTTTCTCAAAAATATATAAATTACATCAAGCCGTAATGTACGGCGTCAAGATCATAAAAATGCTCGGCTTCAATCTGCGGGTTCTGATGAGGAACCTCTACATCTTCTTGGGCTTGAAGTAGAGCAACATGCAGCGCTTCGTAATTAACTAACTGAACGATCAACTGGTCGAGGGTCATTTCAATCTCCTTTCTCATCCAACATAATCATTATAGCACTGTGGATCTGCGAAGTCAAGGCTTTTCTGTCTGTTGTTTTTTTACGACAAAAGAGCGTCAAAATCGAACTTTCGCATGACTGTCTTGCCTTGCACAACAACTGGAAACTGCTCAGGATAGAACGTATCGCCGTATTCATCAATCTCTAGAAGTTTGCCAGATGCAATCCAATCTTCAACTGAAAGTTTCATTTCAGCAAACTCATTTAGGTATTGTCGGCATTCTTGCATTGAATCGAAAGTTTTCGATTTCAAAGTGTTTTTAAAATAAGGTTTTGCTAAAAACATTTTATGCAACTCCAGTAAGAATCATTGTAATAACAGCTAACCAACCAGCAACAATAAATCCCAATACTGCACGATCACTCATTTTCATCCTCTTTATATTCCCATTGACGAACATAAAAATGCACATCAAATGATTTCATAACATCTTCTGGATATCCAGCCCAAACAATCCATTCTTCAAAATTCTTATGTTTCTCGGAATCCCACACTTTAGGAAATCCGTATTTCCATCCAGAAGGCGGATCAACCCACAGTTTCATTTTTCATTTCCTTAATTTGACAATTAATTTCGTATGCTCGCCCAAGAGAAAACATACATACAGCAAAACCAGCAAGAGAAAGAACATTCATAATAGTTTCAAATGTCATTTTTTATACTCCATAAAATTGTTTAATTGCATTAGCTGCGCCAGCACTTGTCATTTGTGTTGCATTACCCGATTCGCAGATTTTAATGCATTGTTCGATTATTTCTTTTGCGAATTCACGCATCTGTTCAAAAGAATATCCATGCAAATCACCTATCTCAGGATCATATCCAAGCCATTCTTGATCTGGTAATTTAATTGATTTCATAATTTAACTCCATAAAATTTGTTTCCGCTGGAAGAACTTCAATAACATAATCAAATACTTCTAATGAGGATACAACAAAATCTTTCAATACATTTTCTCCATGTTCAGTGGTTCCGTACGCAAGTTTATTGCACATGTAAACTGAACCAGAATAGCCATGAAAATAATATGAATCTGCATCTTCGGTAATTTTGGTAACTCCAGAATTCAATCTCCAGCGCATATCAATATTATACCATGACCCGAAGATTTTGTAAAGGATCTTGTCTCCTTCTGGAAACACATCCCTTGTCACTTTAATCATCACCCATTTGTCAGGACAATACATTATTTTTTCCCGTTTTTCATTCTTTAATTTCAAATCTATACTTGATCATTTCAATACACTTAGAAACAGTCCATGAAATGTCGCCATGATCATCATTTTCGAAGTTTGAAATTCCAATCATTGCAACTTGTGCGAGACAATCTTGTATTATCAGTTCGGCGAATCTTTGAAAATTATCACCTTGGGTATGTAGTTCATTTTTCGAAAATTCAGCCTGTTTAGCAAGTTCTTTAATTCGTTCGTTCATTTCTCTCCCCTTGCGCGGATATTTATTATGGCTTGGTAAATTGCTCCTGATTGTTCGGGATAACTATCAAGAACAGTCATGTTGTGAATTTGTTCATCAACCAGTTTTAAGCACTCCTCCCGCTCATGCGCGGCGACAAGGGCAGCAAAATCGCCAAGCACAGCGGCAAAGCGACGAACAAGGTCAATTTGTGCAGTTTCAAACCCCGCATCCTGCGCCATGCGGATAATGTCTTCTTGATTCATTCCTGTCCCCTTTTTCTGATAGCGGAGGCAAGCGCGTAGCCTTGGTCATCCCATGCCCCACAATAGTTCTCTACTATCTTGGCTGATTGCTCCCTCTCATGCGCGGCGACAAGAGCGGCAAACTTGAAATCATCATAGTGTGCTGAACCATATACTTGTTCGGCAAGTTCACGAATTCGTTCGTTCATATCGTTATTTCCAAAGTGGGAAGTGTCGACCTACCAGTACAGCGGCTCTAAACTCTTTATTCTCTGCTAGCATACGACAAGTTTCGGCAATGATGGATTCGGCGAACTTTTCCAAATCCGTATATCCACCATCATCCATATTGTCATTGTCAACCCAAGCCTGATGAGCCAGTAGTTTAAGTCGTTCGTTCATTCTTTATACACCAATGATTTGGATTCGATTAGGGTTTCAGGACATACAAAAAACATAATGTCCCGACCAATGTAATCCTCTTCAACATCAAGGAATTCTACGTCTTTGACCGAATGTTTATTTTGACACTCAGCACAATGGACATAAAAATTAGTCATGTCGTTTACCCGAAAAGTAACCATAATTAACGCCGAGATTATATTCCAGATACTCGGTGTCGCCGTTGGTTTCGTAAGCCTCATGCAGCCAACGAATCGCCATCTCACGATTCCGACAACCGCAATCCATCATCTTATAGATGGTTTCCTCTAGCCGCTGACCTGCTCGGATTTCATCTTCGATTCTATCATCTTCCTCGCGCTTGATGACCATAAAGAGGTACTCCAACTCAGCTTCAAGCTGCGCCTCTGTCATCTTTGAAGTGTCCACGTGCCTAGGACGGAAACCGTGTGCATCTTTGTATGCATCCCAGAAGGTGCATGACAATTGCTCATGGCGCGACAGTTCTTCCCACGGAGTATACTTGTATTCCATTGCAGCATCGACGGTTTGATTGGCTTGGGTCATTTTGTGTTCCTTGTGTCAAGTGTTAGCTTTTGCAAAACCAGCATTTCGAAGATTGGTCGCTTGCTTTCCAATATTAGCAATCGTATACTTCATTGCTGGAAATGTTTGATTCCGCTTAGGAGTCTTTGGTTTAAATACGGTGACAAGAATGCCTTCTTCTGTCATGTACTGATGATCAATTAGTTTTGTCATTGCCCATCTCCCAACAGGAATTCTAGCATATCCAAATCGTATTCATAAAATTCTTCTAACATTTCGTAGAATTCTTCACCGATTTGACCGACATATGCATTAAACACTTTTTTCTCCCGTTTCTCTCTCACCACAAGATCCATTGTACGCTGATCTTCAGAAAAGTCAAGGCTTTTCTTGGTGTTGCGCTGACGCAACAAAATCGTCAGTGTCGGTGTCATCCCAATGTCGCTCGCACCAATTTCGATCTAGACCATAACTAACACAATCGCGAACGTATTCAGCTTTTAGTGGATCCACTTTAGCAATTGTTTGTTGCACAATTGCCGTTTGAATTGGAATTTCCAATTGCTGTTGATGCTGCTTTTCATGTTCAAAGTATGCACCAAGACCGCAAAAGATTACAACAAACCCAATTGCACCAATTAAAACAAATCTCCAACAATAATATAACAAAAGTCCAATTACTGCTGATACAAAGATGATTTCCACATTAATTCCTATTGGAGATATGGCTCACAATGCACATTAACTGGAACCATAACTTTAGATCCAACATCAGTACGAACAGAAACATATTCTACATTAGGACGCATCTTTGCAAATAAACATTGTTTGGCTGCTTGAATTGCTTCATTACGATCCATTGCATCTGGACCATTGTAATTGTTTAGTTTGTATACTGGATTTACAATTGCAGCAACCTTTTGTGGTTCATTTCGACCAATTGAATTGCCAACTTTAGATGAAGTCTCAAAGGTTGAAGCACAACCAGTAAGTAGCGACACAACCAGACCAGACGCGATCAATTTCCTCATTTCGAACTCCTTTTCGGGTTTATTTGATTCTGCAATTGTCTAACAAATTTCCAGGAAAGTCAAGGACTATTCCACGTTCTGTTGCGTAAAAACAACAAAAACCAGCTCTATAGGACGCTCTACAGGCTGGTTTCGGCTCACGGGTGATGGGTAAGTAAGGGAGAGGTTCTAAAACGCTCTTGTGGCGCGTCCTATGGCTGGTTCATCGAGTGTTCTGTGATTCTCGTAATCGTCATCGGAGGATCGTATGTTGAAGTTAGGAAAGAATCGTACCCGCGCAAATCAGCAGTTGTCAATGCACTAAAGTTTGTTGTAGTCAATGTGGGAATTTGTGCAGGATCCGACATAAAACTTTGTTCAAACCCAGCTGTAGTAAATGTATTATTATCTTCATCCCGAATTGCATTCCAAACAGTTTGAAATGATTCATTTAATGAATCAGAAGCATCAATAATGTTTTGCTCTAAAGAATACAATACTGACTTGATAACTTTCATATCAATCTCACTTTCAATTCCAGCAATAACAAGTTTAAAAATATTCTTAAAATCTTCGACTTTATGAATACTTTCTTCAAGATTAATCAATTCATCATAGTGTTTCATAGCAAACTCCTTTTTAATCATCTTCGCCAATCGCATAAGTTACATCATATCCGCCTTTACGGTCCGTCCACCAATCTTCACCATGCCATTCCCATTCTAGAAATATGTCATTCTCCATTGCATGATCTAAAATTGAAATCGCATCTATTTCTCCATTTTCAATTTCAAGTAACACTTGCTCCAATTCTTCTTCATCAAGATCGGAATAGATTTCTTTAATCAAGCCATCATCAAGTTCAAGTTTGTATTGAACTTCTACTTGGTGCCATTCTGATTTAATCACGTTCATTTTAAATCCTCATTTTAAGCAAGTTTCAGACTTTTCAATCTATCAGCAGCGTAAGAAGCAGCAAATGCTTTAGGCTTTATCATTGGAATCACATTGCAAGTACCTTTAATAAATCCAATAGCTTCATTGATAACACAAGAACTTCCATGCAAATCACTTGGATTAATGTCCAAATGCACTTCGACATATCTATCTTCTAAAACGTCAGCTAGTTTTAAATACAACTCAGAAACCTTATAAACTTCATTCATCAAACGATATCTAGGTTTAGAAACTTTCTGATCGAAATCTCGTTCTCTTTGCACTTCACCAAATAGTTTGCATCCATGCTTACCATCTAGATGAATCACAATAGCAAGAATGTAATCTGCATGCCATACTCCATTTACGTTAACTCTTTCAGAATCACAACCAACATAGATTTTTGTTTCTTCAGATTGATTTAAAATAAATTCTTTGACTTCTTCTATGTTGAGTTTATGGTGATACACTTTTACATTCCGATTATGTTTTTTTGGTGGGCCCACTAGGAATTGAACCTAGACTCAATCGATTATGAGTCGAACGCTTTACCATTAAGCTATAGGCCCTATGATTGGTACGAGAGGAGGGAATCGAACCCTCAATCCTTGCGGCGTCAGATTTTAAGTCTGATGTGTATACCGTTCCACCACTCTCGCATTTTTGTATCATATCACAATGTTTCCGTCCTTGTCAACTTCAATCCAAGTAGAGTCACCCATGTAGCGAACTCTGCTTATGTATTCGTATTGTTCCGGTGCACCATAAGTCCAATCACTTGGTCCATTGATTGACAATCCAATGACGTTGGTTTTTTTGTTTAGGAATAGCCAATAGAATTGGCCATGAAAGACTTGAAAGCTATATTCAGCAGAGTGTACTGCATCTGTGATGAACAATCTGCGTTTGATTTGTTCTGCTTGCTTTTGTAGCACATGCACCATTTCCATGATTCGATCATATTCTTGTTGGGCATGCATTCTCGCAACATTAAGCATTAAATCTTTTTGCTGCTTTACTGGAACTAACTCAAACTTTGGTGCACCAGCTTCTGTTGGATACTCTGTGATATTTCTATTTAAGAAGGTGACAAGACTATCTCCAATTTTACTATCGAAACTATTTCGACCTTTCAATACATTAGACTTGTCACCCATTATTCATTACGCTTGCTCTAGAGGAACATATTCGTCTTTATGGCAACCGCAGCTAGGGCAAAGATAAAACATTGGCAAGTCTTCAAACTTGCCATCAACTTCTTCATCATGAATATGACTACACACCTGACATTCGTACTTCATAAAATAACTCCTAAAAAAATAAAGTGGTGCGACTGGAGAGATTCGAACTCCCGACAGACCGGGTAGAAGCCGGATACTCTATCCACTGAGTTACAGTCGCATTGTGAAAACATTATATATCAACAATTCCTGGAAATCAAGTCATCCACGAATTCTATCAATAGCTGATGATGTTTGCCGTCATGCCATTTGGATTCAAGATATTGCCAAGGCTCTTCGTACCAATATTGCATGCTTTCTGGATGACAACCAATTAAGCCAACTCGCCGTTGTATGATTGCCATTGGATCTCCATTTGCATACCTAGCAATAACATCAAATTTTGATTCGTCGCCTATGATAGCACATCCATCATAGAAAAACATATCTTGTTCAGAACCTTTCCAATTCACTTTTGCTGTAGTAGCATATGATCGCTTTATCTCAGCATTGTCTCGTTTGATGTACTGAACAACATCCATATCATTCACTATGTCAAAATATCTTGGAGCTGCCCAATACGCACCCATGCATATGCCTAAGTAACGCCCACCCCAGAATACATAATCTGCAACTTTGTTTGCAACTTTTCTTTTGAAAAGATAATGATAAGAATTACTATCACCAATTCCGCCTGGGAATATTACGCAATAGAATTGATTTAGATTTAATTCTCCAGCTAATTCATTTATGTCAAATACTTGAACTTCATACTTTGAAGACAGTATTGCTGAGATTGCGAGACAGCAATCTTGAGAACACTCTGGATGATTAATGAATAGTCCGACTTTCATGGAGCGGGATATCGGAATCGAACCGATGACCGAAGATTGGAAATCTGCTGTTTTGCCATTAAACTAATCCCGCGAATTTGGTGTGCCCCTTGACAGAATCGAACTGCCAATTGATGATTACAAATCAACTGTTATACCATTTA